GCCGCGCACCACGTCGTCGACCTTGCGGCCCTCGATCTCGGCGGCCGGCGACAGGATCACCCGGTGGCGCAGGGCCGGCAGGGCCAGGGCCTTGACGTCGTCGGGGATCACGTAGTCGCGGCCTTCCAGGGCGGCGCGGGCCCGGGCCGCCACGGCCAGCATGGCCGCGCAGCGCGGCGAGGCCCCGCCCGACAGCTCGCCGGTGTCGCGGGTGGCCCGCACCACGCCGACGATGTAGCGGACGATGTCGTCGGTCAGGCGCACGGACGCCACCGCCGCGACGGCCCCGCCGATCGTGGCCGTGTCGCCGGCCGCCTCGACGCCGAACGCTTCGGGCGAAGGCTGGCCGGTGCGGCCGCCGTGGCTGGCGACGATGGCGGTCTCCTCGGCCAGGCTGGGATAGGCCAGCACGTGCTTGAACAAGAAGCGGTCCAGCTGGGCCTCGGGCAGCGGATAGGTGCCCTGCTGCTCCAGCGGGTTCTGGGTGGCCACCACCATGAAGCGGTCGCTGAGCGCGTGGCGCTCGCCGTCCAGGGTGACGTTGCGCTCCTGCATGGCTTCCAGCAGGGCCGCCTGGGTCTTGGGCGGGGTGCGGTTGATCTCGTCGGCCAGCAGCAGCTCGCAGAAGATCGGCCCCTTGACCAGGGTGAAGGCGCTGGTCTGGAAGTTGAACAGGTTGGCGCCCAGGATGTCGCCCGGCATCAGGTCGGGCGTGAACTGGATGCGGCCGAACTGCAGGTTCACCGCCTGGGCGAAGCACTGGGCCAGGAAGGTCTTGGCCGTGCCGGGCGGACCTTCCAGCAGCACGTGGCCGCCGGCGAACAGGGCCGTCAGCATCAGGTCGATGGTGTCGTTCTGGCCCACCACGGCCTTGGCCGTCTGCTCGCGGATCCTGCCGGCGAGCGCCTGCACCTCAGCGACGTTCACGGGTCATCTCCAGTCTCCACTGATGCCATTTGACGGCGACCTTCATCAGATCGCCCAAGGAACGGACCGTCCGGGTTTCCTCGTCCAGGGCCGAGGCGCTGTCGGCCGCGCCGAAGCGCTGGCCCTGGCGGTCCAGGAAATCGGTCAGGGCCTGGCCCTCCAGGCGCGAACCGCCGTGCCGGGCGCCGCCCAGGGCCCGGACGGCCGCGGCGCGCTGCAGCTCGGCGTAGCGCGGGGCCAGGGCCGGCTCGCGCCGGGCCATGCGGATCAGGCCGGCGGAATTGTCGATCAGGGCGTCCTTGCCCAGGGCCAGGGCTCGCTCGCCGCGCCGCACGGCCCGGAACCGCGCGGCGGCGTGCAGGCCCATCAGCAGGGCCGCGCCGACCAGGCACAGGGTCGCCCCGACGAACGGCGGCTCGAAGGCCAGCTTCAGGAGGCTCTGCGACCGCGCGAAGCCGTTGAGCGTGGCGTCAAAGGCGATGGTCCGACCGGTGTCGCGCCGATAGATGCCCGACCGGTCGTCACGCAGCGCCCGCAGGATCTCGACGCCGGCGCGGGCCGTCCGGACGTCCTTCAGGCCCATGGTGTTCAGAAGATCCGGATCGGCCAGGACATAGGTCTCGGTCGGCGCGCGACGGGCCAGGACCATCCGGCCCTTGCCGTCGACCAGCACCGGCGTCAGGCCCGGACCGGACAGGGTCTGCAGGTTGTGGATCGGGCCGGTCTCCAGCACCAGCCCCTCGGCCGGGCTGTCCGGCGCCCCGGTCAGTCTCTGCGGCGCCGCGCCCTTGTCGATCGTGGTCGAGGCCTTGGGAATCCCTATGGCCTTGAGCAGCCCGGCCAGGTCGCGCGGTACGACGGGCTCCAGGCCGCCCACCCAGCCCGGATGGCGCGGATCCAGTCCGCCCGTCCACTTGGGCAGCACCACCAGGGTGCGCGACGACAGCTGGGCGGCCTTGACATAGGCGTCCCGCGACAGGTTCGACTCCGGCGTGAAGACGATCAGCGCCGGCTCCTCGCGACGCAGGTCGCGGCGACTGACGATCACCGGTTCGTTCAGGTTCCGCAGCAGGCGGACCATGCCGCCATAGCCGATCGCCGACCTCGACAGGGCGTGGGCGCGGCCGTTGTCGCCCGACTGCAGGTCCGGCGCGTAGGTCGACAGCACCACGAAAGCGGAGAAGGCGAAGACGCCGGCCACGATCATGCCCAGCACGACCTTGGGCGAGAACAGCCCCTTGTCGCCGTCGCCCTGGACCTGGCCCTCGGCCTGGGTCGTCGTCTCCACCGCGCTCATCGCCAGGCCTCGTTGAAGGCGAAACCCTCATAGGCCTGGCGGCAGGCCGCGAACTCGTCGGCGCCGACCGGCCGTCCGCCGAAGAAGCTGCGCTCCACCACCCGGGCGATCTGGCTGAAGGTGCGGCGCACGCGCTCGGGCACGCCGTCCAGCTGGGCGATGTCGCGGCTGGTCAGGGCGGGTTTGATCAGGTCCGGGCGCTTGCCCTCGATGTCCTCGATGCTGCGGAACAGGATCAGGTGCACCGCCTCGGCGAAACGGCCGGCGGCGGCCAGCCGGTCGGCGTCCTCCAGCAGCGTCCGGGCCTTGGCGGCGCTGGGCCGCCAGGCCTCGTCGCCCAGGACGGGACCCTTGTGCGGCTTCAGCGACGGCCAGCGCGTGGCGATCAGCTCGCGCCCCAGGAAATAGAGGATGACCGCCGCCCCCAGGATCAGGCAGGCCCAGAAGACATAGGTCAGGTACGGCGCGGCGGCCCCCAGGGCCTTGCCGACCGCCAGCAGCCAGTCGGGAACGTCGGGCGGCTTGGGCGCGGCGGTCGGCTCGAACTGCAGGTCCTTGCCGCGCAGCAGGGTCGCGTGGGCTTGCGCGAAGGCGTCCGACGCGCCGTCGAGGCCCGGCGACGCCGCGTCACGATCCACACCAGCCCCCGCCGCCAAACGCCCGCTCCACATAGCCCCGACGACCACTGCTAGACGATTCAACCTTCAGTGTCGCCTGCAACCGACACGCCCAAACGGCCTGCGTCAAAGCCCTTCCCCGCCCTGGAGAATCGATTCGACGGCGCGACTTCGGAGAAACCGGCGCGGCGGCGCCCTGGTGCGGCGCGCGTCTTTTGGGCGCGGTTCTTGACCAGCCGCCGCGAAGGCCGCCGAAGCGGTGATTTTCGCCAATCATTTCAAGGGAAGGTTGGTGGGCCGGCTGGGATTCGAACCCAGGACCATTCGATTAAAAGTCGCATTCAACCGACTGATTTGAAAGGGTGACCGTTAGACGTTTCCCTTTCCGTTCACCCCCTGCATTTGCTGGGGTTTTCGAGGCCGGTCTAACGGGAGAAGCAGAATGCGAGCCAAAGGAACGCTGCGTGGGTCGCCATGCATCCCCATGGTCTATTTCATCCAGGCGGGCGTGGGCGGCTGCATCAAGATCGGTGTGACCGTGGATGTCAGCGACCGCATGAACAACATCCAGGTGGGCTGTCCAGACGAGGTGACGCTGATCGGCGGAATCTACGACCGGCGCGCCTACAAGATCGAAGCCGCGCTTCACGATCGCTTCGACGAGCACCGCCATCGCGGCGAATGGTTCCGCCCATCGGCCGAACTGCTGGCGTTCGTTGCCCGCTGGCCAATGTCTCGGGTGGACGAAAAGCGTCACGACGAGATTCTGGTCGCGCTCGGCGGAAAACCGCGGTCGCCGCGAAGGGCCTCCCCGCCCTAGCCCTTCTCTCCCTCTCGGCGCTTGCGTTCGCGGCGGTCGATCAGTCGTTGAGGCCGCCGAGGGCGATCAGGGCTTCGATCATGGCGCGCATGGCCTCGGGGCGTGTCGTGCTGTGCTTGGCGGCCCACTGGTCGATCTGAACGAGAAGCACCGGCGGCACGCGCACAGTCACCGGAACCGCGCCGACCGGTGGCCTGCCTCGTGGTTTTCTGACATTATCAATTGACGGCTTGGCCATGATTATCTAATGTCAGAAATCAGAGACGTAGACAACCCCTCTCGCCAGAATCGGAGATTTCCATATGATCACCGACCCCGCCAAAGAAGTCGAGCTGGTCTACAAGGCCGCTGACGCTGTTCTCGCCGCCTATAAGGCCGTGAACCTCGTTCCATTTGGCAAGCGAGGCGCGCTAGACACCCTGCTCGATGGCAAGGTCTTCCCGAGCGATCTGGGCGAGCTGGCCGATAAGCTGAAGAGCCTCGCTAACGAATGGCAGGGCGAACTGGATGCTGCACAATGAGCACCGCCCGAGAACGCGCCCACATCGCCGCCGTGAACGCTGGAGAGGCGTATTCCGTCCGCCAGGCTGAACGTCTGGCCGATCTGGAGTTGTCGCCGCTCGCAGACGCCCCGAAAGCCGCCCTGCTTTTGGCTCAGGGTGTTCTTGAGAGCCGTACAGCGACCGAGGATGAGAAGCGACTCGCCGAGAAGCTTCTCGATGCCTGCGGGCCTCATGACGACTGTTTCATGCTCGCCGAGAGCGTGGGCAAGTAACCCCTAAGGAGGCCGATAGATGGCCGTGAACATGGATGCAATCGACTGGCCTCCCCACCTTGGTGGTCTGTTCGTCAGCCACAATCCCCACAAGGCGAATTATGAGACCCTCGAGGAGTGGTCGCGCGACGATGTCGCCGAGTGGGTTTCCGACGACGAGCGGGAAAGGGCCATTGCCACAGACAGTGTGTGGGCCATTCAGTGGTATCCTCGCACACCAATTGGTTTCTGTTGCGTCGCGGCTTCGACGCTATCGGCGGCACTGGCCTACGCCCTAGCCGATTGACCCCGGCCCCCTAACCCCCAAGGCGGACGCACCGCTAGAACTGGAGAGAGAGATGGACCTTCAAAAGCTTGTTGATGCTATCGGCGCCGCTGGCCGCATGGAGCGCGGTCGCTACCACCTCACGCTCGGTAAGGCGATTGCCTTGCTGGAAGAGATCGACCCCACCACGCCGATGGCCGAGCCTATCGGTGATGTCGAAAGCTATCGTGGCTACTATTCCGACCTGTCCTTCGATGCCAGTTCCGCCACCGCGAAAACTGCTGGTCAGGTCTTGGCGGATCTGCGTGCGGCCCTAGGCTCAACTTTCGAAGGCTACAAGGGCGGTGATTTCGTGATGGGCAGCGACACCCCGCTATGGGTCTCAGCCTACGGAAGCGCATCCGGTGACGCCGTCATGGATTTCGCGGCCTTGGATGGCAAGGTCCACGTCGTGGTCAGAAACATCGACTGACCCCCTAACCACCCCCAACGCGGCACTAACCGATTGACCCCCGCCCCTCTCCGCCCCACCTGTGGCGGATGAAGCCCCAAGACCTGACCATCGAAGACTGCCGGTCGGCGCGCCGCAGCGTGACCCTCTGGTGCGAGGGGCGGTGTCCTGGCCGGGATCTTGACCTGTCCAGGCTCGAACGCTGGGCCGATCGCAAGCTTCTCGACCTCATGCGGAAGGGGTTGTTCGTCTGTTCGAGGTGCGGCCAACCTGCAGCCTTCGTGTCGGTCTCGGCTCACCTGATCGCGGATCCGATCCTGAAATGGAAAGTCGGTGACGACGCCCTGCCTGATGCCTAAGCCGCGATCGGCACCGGCGCCCGCGCCTCTCCCGTCAGCGGCGTGTAGTACTCGCAGCCTTCAAAGAAATAGTGCGTCACCTGGCTAAGCCGGGTTTGCGCGCGGTCCCGATGAGGTGAGCCGCCGTGCATCAGGTTGGCGTCCCAAATCAGGGCTTGCCCTACCTTCGGGGTGAAGTGCTGGGCCTGGGCGCCGTAGCGCGAGCGCTGGTCGCCCCAGGCTTCCTCTAGCAGGTGATAGTGCTCGTAGGGGTAGCCTGGGCTTGCCAGCGGCAGACCCAGGGTCTCCGGCGTGATCACAGGCCACTTATGAGATCCTGGATAGTAGGCCAGCGGGCCTGCCTCGGCGCTGATGTCCTCCAGGCCTAGCCAGACGCCACACATGAAGCGATGCGGCTTGGCGCTGAAGTGCACGAGATCGACGTGCGCGGCCTGCTCGCTGCCGGCCAGGAAGTTGAGGGTCTGGAACGGGAAGGCCTGGCGCCCGTAGATCTTGCTCAACAGGTCGGTCACGGCAGCGTTCGTCGCTATGGCCTTGATGTCGGCTTGAAGGCTCCATGCGTCGGAGCAGCGCATATCGGCCTTGCCGCCCGCCTCCCAGGTCTTGCGATCCAGGTTGGCGTCGAGAAAGTGGCGGATGGCCCCGGCGCGTTCGGCGATGGCATCGTCAGGGAACTCGATCACCGCGAAACCGTGGCGGCGAAGGCTACGACTCACAGCCCAGGCGTTGGGCGGTTTGGTTGGAAAGTCTATGCAATTGGAGGTATAATTGGTCATGGATGGTTATGTAGATGCCTTGGGCGCCGATCGCATCGAAGGATGGTCCATACCGGCCGCCGACCTTTCCGTCTGGGTCAACGGCGAAGAGGTTGGAAAGCCGCGCCCCACGGAGCTCCGCGCCGATGCCGACGCCGCCGGCCATCGTGGGGCGCGGGGCTTCTTCTTTCGCCCCACAAGATACCTGCGAGAGGGCAGCAATACGATTGAGGTGAGGGCCTCTCGCACAACGCTGCCAGGCGCGAAGACGGTGATCGATTTCCAGCCGCGCGCGATCGTGGATGATCACTGGTCGGAACAATACTCGCACGGCGAGGCGGTGATTTCCCGCTGGTGGCAATCAGATCAGATCATCCGCCACGTCAATGCCGTGGTTTGCGACGAGCCCCTAAATGGTCTGTCCGCTGGCCTCTATCGGCAAATGCAGAGGCACGGTGTTCAGGCCCGGCGCGCGGTCTCGGTGGGCTGCGGCCATGGCGAGAAGGAACTGACGCTTCTGCAGCGCGGACTTGTAGACCATTTCGAGCTATACGATCTCTCGCGCGTCGCGATCGAGCGTGGCAGGGCGATGGCGCAAGCGGCCGGCGTGGCGGATCGCATGACCTTCCACCAGGCAGACGCCTTCACGGTGTGTGACCATTTTGACCTGGTGTTCTGGAACAACGCCTTGCACCACATGCCGAATGTCCACGACGCTCTGTCTTGGTCCCGCGAGCGCCTGAGGAAGGGCGGCGTCCTGGCGATGGATGACTATATCGGTCCGTCACGAATGCAGTTCGGGCCAGATTTTCTGGATTTCAGCACGCGCTTTCGCCGTTCGCTCCCGCCAAAGCGCATGGACAATCCTTGGGCGCCTGGCCAGGTCATGCCAACGCAGGTCGAGAGCATGGATCTAGACGCGCTGATCTACCTGGACCCATCGGAAGCGGTGGATTCCGCGAACATACTGCCGGCCCTGGCTCAGTTCTTCCCCAACGCTGAAGTCACCCCGACCGGCGGCGCGATCTATCACCTCGCGCTCAATGACATTCTGCACAACCTGACCGAGGCCGAGGTTCGGACGGGGCTTGAATGGGACGACAGCGCCAGGCGCGACGGCATGAACCAGTACGCCGTTGCGCTCGCTGTGGTCTAGGCGTCGAGGAGCGCGAAAGCGCGGCCTACAAGGAGCGTGGTTCCAACAGTGCCGATGCGCTCCTTGATGAGCGCGATTTCTTCCGCCTTCAAATCGACCTCGCCGCCGGCCTTGATCTTCAGCCAGACATCGAACCGCTGCGCTTTGCTGGCACTGTTCGCGCGCTCGTCGGGCGCGTCGGCCAGCAAGGCCTGGGCGCAGGCCTCGCCCAGCTTGAGGTCGGTCGGCTTGTCGTCTTGGCCCAAAATCGGGCTATCAAAATTGATCTTCATGGGGACTCCTTAAGCCGTGGTCATGATCTTGCGGGTGTTGCCCGCCGTGTCCTTGATGGTGACGTAGCCGTTCGAGGCGGTGTCGCCGCCCGCGGTGTAGATGCCAAACCAGACGTCGGTCGGCATCTTGAAGGTTGTGGCGAGTACCTGAAGCGTCCCACCGCCCTGGACGCCGGTTCCGCCGCTGCCGATGATCCGGGCATCGTAGTCGTTGCCGTTGCCCGACGTGTTGAAGTCGATCAGGGCTGACCCGACTGCGGTCTTGGAACCCAGTTCTAGGCCAGCGGCGGTGCTGGAAATCTGCACGTTGCCGTTCACATCGACCTTGAAGCCCGGGCTGATGAAGGCCCCGTTCGTCGCGGTGACGCCCAGAAGGTCAATTCCCTTACTGACCGTTTTTTGTGTGCCAAAGCTAGTTCCGAACACCGTGCTTCCGGCGTAAAGCGGGTCCGCTCCGTTCACGTTGGTGATCAGGAACCCATAGGTGAAACCGACGTGGGGGCCATAGGTCCCGGTCGAGCCAGTAACGGCGGCCTGGGCGCCCACCCATACAGCGGCATCAAGATCAGCGCCGCGCACCGACATACAGCCGATCGCCGCGACGCAGCTCATATAGCGCGAGGAACTCCCCGTCGCCGTGAACAGGTTAAACTCGTTTGACAGGTTGGTAAGGTTGACGGCGCCAGCATTAGCAAAGGCCGCCGCCCCCAGCCCGAAGAACTGACCTTTCGATCCAGCGCCAAGGTTCGTGCCGCCGTCATCATGCTGAACGACATTGAGGGCCTGGATGGCGGCATAGTTTGGTTGGGTGTTGCCGGCCTTGGTTGCGGCATTGTTCAGCAGGGCGACGGTCAACGCATTGCGGCCACCGCCGGCCGCCGCGCCGCCGAAATAGTGGCGGATCCGCACGCCGACGCTGAAGTCCGAGCCCACATCTCGATCGTCGGACGAGACAAAGAACTCGTACCCGCTCGTGAAGCTGGAGAAGACCCCGGCCCCAGGCGTGACCGTCCCGGTCATGCTCTTGATCCAGAATCGCGTCTTCTCGTCCGCGCCGCCCTTATGGCCCTCGACAGCAGCGCCGGGCTCTAGACCAGTCGAGAACTTGCTCGCCCCCGTAAACAGCGCCGCTGGATCCATGACCAGCGTCTTGCCGGCCCCTAGGGTGAACGGCGTGTTGACGTCGTAGCTGCCGCCAGCGACAAAGATCTGGCTGTTGGCGTTGTTGGCCAGGTACAGGGCCGTGATGTCCGCCGTGCCGTCCGCGCCGTACTCAGTGGGACCGACGCGTTCGCGTAGCTTGGACTGGACGTCGCGGTTGATTGCGCCCGTGCCAGAGGCGATGAATGTGGCGTTGGAGGCTAGGTCAGCGCCCAGGGTGATGCGTGCGGCGGCGGCGGTCGTGTCGTCCAGCACCGTCTGCATGAAGGAGGAGACGCCGAGATTGGTCTGGTTGATCTCCAGGGTGGTCCTGGCCGCCGCCGCATCGGCATCGTCCAGAACCGTCCCCATGAACGGGGTGATGCCCAGATCCGCCCTTGCCTCGGGCGCTGTCTCGTCTAGGAGGAAACTCTCCATGAAGGTGCTCACCGGAACGGTGATCCCCGCAACACCACGCGCCCCGGTCAGTTCAATGGTGATGTCGCAGTCGCCGAGCGTGACGGTGACGTCACCATCGCAGCCGCACGCCTGGGAACCGACGGGCATCACCCTAAACAGGCCGCCGGTCAGTTTCTCGGTCAGGTCCACCGAGGTCAGGAAGACGTCATACTGCAATAGGCTCGGCTGCGTGACGTCATCACTCTCAGGCAGGTCGTCGATGTCCGCCGCGACGATGCGAACCTCAAGGCTCTGGCCATCGAACTCGATGAACGAGCCGGCCGCCGTGGGCGTGCTGGTGACGGTAAACAGGGACGCCCCTCCCCTGCCAGCGTAGATCACCATGCTGGCCGAATAGCCGGAGACGTCGAGGGCGGACGGAAAGGCGTAAGCGTACGCCAAGTCAGCGCCTCGGGCGGCGGAGAGAGCGCAGGACATGGGCGAGGCCTCATAGAAAAGCCCCGCGCCGTGAGGCTGCGGGGCTGAGGGGGTGTGGGGCGGTGTCGAGGTTGGCGCTCAAGCCTGGTCAGGCGAGCGGATGTGCGGAGATCGGCCGGGGGAGCCCGGCTAACGCTTGCCGCGTATTCGGTCGATGAGGCTTGGCGGCTTGGCGGCTTTGTTGGCGGCGCCGATTAGGTCGACCAGCCCCAGGGCGCGGCGCCGCTCGGCCGCGGTCGTCTCTGCCTGGCGGACGGAGAACTTCATCAGCGGCTTGATGTAGATGTCCCACATGGCCCTGCGCTCCTCGGCCGCCGTGGGGGCAAGCGGTACGACGCTCGGCGGCGGAAGCGTCGGCTTAACGGGGTCAGGTTCCTGGCTGGTCAGGATGGCGTTCAGCTTGATCTGATGGCCGCTGGCTACCGTCGAGCACCCGGTCAATGCCAGCGCTCCAGATAGAAAGATCGCCGTCCATGTCGGTTGAGGCGTCAAGCGCATCGGTGATCTCCTGAGCTTTGTGGTGGATGCGGCCAGTGTCAGCCGCCACATCGGCGGTCATGCTGGCCGTAGCGGAGTCGATGGCGCCCTGAACTTCCGCTGTCGCGGCGGCCCGCTCGGCGTGCTGGCGTCGGTGGAACGGATCGAAGTTCCAGAGCATGAAGCCGACGATCAGGACGGCCACGCCGACAGCGATCCACTCCAGCAGGCTCAGGACGGGGATCTTCATCGGACGAACCTCCGGAGCGTGTGGCGCAGGGCCAGGACGATGAGGCCGGCGACGATGGCAAGCGTCAGGACGGCGCCCGTAGCGCCGCCCGCTACGCCGGCCCAGAAGGCGGTCACAGCGTTTTCAGCCATGCGGCGACGGAGAAGCTGGGGCAGGCCTTGGCAACGCCAGGCCACTCATTGTGGCCCCGGACAACGATGCCCGGATACTTCGCTCGGTAGTCGCCGACGATGCGCTTCAGCGCCGCCTTCTGGGCTTCGTTGCGGGTGTCCTTGGCCTTCCCGGCCTTGTCTGTCCCGCCGACGTAGCAGACCCCGATGTTGCCGGTGTTGGCGCCCCCGACATGAGCCCCCTTGATCGTGTCGGCCAGGCGGCGGTGAGCGACGCCGTCGAGGGTGACGATCTGGTGGTAGGACTCCTGGCCAAACTTGGCGATGTCCCAGCGGGCGATCTCGTCGGCAGGAACGTCTCGGCCTTCCGGCGTAGCGGCGCAGTGGATGGTCAGAAACTTCACGGTTCCGAGAGCGGCCATGGGATCTCCTGTGGCGTTTTGGCTAGGCGGCGATCAGGCGCTCGATGCGGGCCAGCGAGCAGGTATGGCGCTCGACCTCGCCATCCAGGCGATGGAACGTGACCGCCTCGATGTCGCGTTTGGACCGGTAGCCCGATCCGTGGCTGTAGGCGTCGGGGGCGGCGAGCGTGCGCAGGTACTCGACCGTGCAGCCGGTGTATTCCTTGATGTCCTTGTGGTGGACATGTCCAACGAACCAGACGGCGTGTTCAGCTTGGCCCCACCATTCGCGGGCGTCGTTGGCCATGATCAGCGGCAGGTCTTTGCCTTTTGCGCCGTCGCCGTGACAGGTGCCGATCAGGTTCTTTCCGAAGAGGTGATACCAGTACGGGTTGGGCGAGGTGACGATCTGAACGCGTGGCTCTTGTTCATAAAGCGCCTCCAGGACCAGGGCGAGGTGCAGGGCCGTCTCTACGTCATGGTTGCCCGGGTCCACCCGAACGATGACCTGTTCGTGCTTCTCAAGGAGGCGGTCGATCTGGTACCGCTTAACTCGGATCGAGACCCTCACGACCTCGCTGTGGCGCCCGTGAACGTCGAGCGCATGGCCGCTAGCCGGGGTGCGGTTCTTGCCGTTGTCGGCGTGCGTGGAATCGCCCTTGTCGTTGAACAGGGCGTACTTGGAGTGCGGTGTCGAGGCGACAAGGCGGTCGATAGCGGCGCGATTGATGCGCTCGAACTCGGGGAGATCAAAGTGTGATCCCGTCTCGGCCTTCCAGGAATAGAGACCGGCGTGGGGATCGCCGACCGGGTAAACCGTCAGAAGATCTTCGTCGCAGTCAGCCGGTGCGACGATTGGGGCGGCGGGGACGATGTCGTCGATCAGACCGGCAACCGTGGCCCGCATGAGTTCGATAGCGGCCTCGTAGTTGGGCGATTGACGTTCCCAGGTACGCTCCACGGCGCCCGTTGCGCCCCGCTGAACGGTCACCTTTCCCATGCGATAGCCGGGGGCGACGCCGTCTTTGAAGTGGCCCGGCGCGTAACCCTGGGCTGCCGCGCGTTCCTGCAGTCGTTTGATCGCTGCCGAGATGCCGCTGTGTGCTGCGCCGAGGTGGGCGGCGACCTTCCTGGCCGAGCCGTGCTCGTTGATCAGGTCGACGTACTTGGCTTCGGTCGGGGTGGCCCATTCCTTCAGCTTCTCGTCGAGATGGCTCATTGATCACCCTTGGGGGCTTGCGGCGTCACGGTTACTTCACCGGACACGGCCAGGGTGTGGGGCTCGTCATCGCGCTCCACGTCGGCGTTGAACCCGTCCTTGCCGGCCCGAATGCCGAATTTCAGCTCCGTGATCGCGGCCAGGGCCATGAGGACGAGAAACAGGACGGCCAGGCAGATGCGGGCCAGGGCGTCGACGCGGGCGCGCTCGACATCGACAGACCAGGGGCCAAGCCAGAGAATGCAGACGATCCCGGCGGCGAAAATGGTGAGGGCCTGGGCGGCGCCGACTTGCGCCCAGAACCGCGGGGCGGCCGCGGCGAGCATGGCGCGCCAGATGCGGCCGATCACTGGGCGGCCCTTCGGCGGGAGGGTTGCGCGGGTCGCAGCGGCGACAGCCCTTCACCTCGCAGGGTGTTGATCCCCTGCTCTACCGCGTCCATTCGGCGCTCGGACTCGGTCTTGAACGCCGCCAGCGTGGCGTTGAGCGCCGCGAGCTGGGTCGCGCAATCGCTATCGTGGGGCCGGTTCTCCAGCGCCAAAATCCGCTGGTCGCGCTGGCCCATCTTGTAGGCGTGAACCACAAGGTGCGTGACCAGGGTAACCACCAGGGTAACCACGGCCAGCGAGAGACCGGTGATCGCGATCCATACCGGCGTCATCCGGCGATCCAGGCTGAGGCGTCCACGGCCCCTCCGTTTGACTAGTGTGAAGCGCTGTGTTCGGCCATAATGCTGGCCATGCAGAAAAAGCCGCCGCCGATCATCGACGCCGAGTTTGAAGTGATCTATCCGCCGCCGGGCGATCCGCCGCCGTCTTGGATTGAGCGGCAGTTTATGAGGGTGCCCATGGTCTTCTGGATCGTCGCGGCCATGGCGCTAGCCGGTGTGGCTAAGGGCGGCCGTCCGTGAGCGGCGCGGGGATCTGAAGGCGGAAACGCGGCGTCGCGTCTGCCTCAGCTCGGCGGGTCATGTATTCGACCAGATTGTCGATCTGCCCCGGGTCCTCAGACAGGCTGGTCTCCACGAGACGCTGGGCGTCGCGGTCATTGATGCCGCGCGAGCGGAGCCAGTCCGTGAACAGGCCAATAGCTGCCGTGGGGTCGCCGTGGGCCGCCCTGAGGCCGCGCTGAGCGGTGTTGATGCCATCTGCCAGCGCAGAGGCGTCCTGGCTGCGGAGTTGGGTTTGAGATCCTGTGCGCGGCGCAATGTCGTTAGCGTTTCGGACCCGCATTTCCTCCAGGCGCATGGAGTCTTGGAACCGTGGCGCGCCATCGCCGAGCAGGGCTGCATTGCGGGCTTGCTGTTCCGGCGCGTCTGCCAGTTGGCGGGCGATACGCGGCGCCGTTGACGGGTTCTCTCCCACTCCACGCTCGATGGCGCGCCGGCCGGCGGCGAGGGCCAGGGCGCGCTCATCGTCTCCGAGACCGCCGGCCTGCTGGACAAACTCGTCGGTGTTTCGCGTCAGTAGGTTCTCGCCCACATTGGCGGCGTCTACCAGACGGCTATCGGCCTCATAACCGCGCAGCGCCTCGTCATAGCCCGGGACCTGTTGGCGGGCATTGCCGCGCACAGCGCGAGACAGGGCGCCGAAGCTGGCAGCATCGAAGTTGCGACCATTGCGGGCAGCGGTCGTTGCGACATCCTGCAGGGCCTCGCTGATGTGCTGCGCCATACCGACGGTGATATCCGTCTGGCCGGGTGCATCGAGCACACCATCGGATAGGCGGCGCAGTTCAGCAGCGATGGCGCGATCGTCAGGGCTCAAAGACCGGGCCGCCCTGTCGGCGGCGGCGTTTATCGCGGCGCGACCATCTGCAGTACGCAGGGCGGCTACGCTGTCCTCGTCCAGGGGCACGCGCTCGTCGCGAACGGCGCCAAAGGCCTGGTCCGCATTGCCCCGACGCTGGTTGGCCATCGCCTCACGGATCTGGTCAGGCGTGCGAGGGTCCTGGGACATGTGGCGGCGAGCCTGGCCGCCAACCCTAGAAGGAAGGTCCAGGGCGCGCGCATCACGGAAGTCTGTCGCAGCTTGGCGCGCTGGGGTTTGACGGCTGGCAGCAGCGCGTACGGCGCCGCGCGCAGCGTCGTCCACGACATCGATCAAGGCCGGACGAACCCCGGCCGCTCGGTAGCGGGCGGTCTCGGCCTGCACCCGTTGTGGATCCTGGCCGCGCGCCACGCGGTCCAACACGGGATCGCGCCGAGGGGTCCCGGGCGGTGGCCCGTTCGTGCGCACGTTCGCCGCAACGCCTCCAAGGAGGCCGCCAGCCATCCGGGCGTAACCTGCCACCTTGTCGTTCGCGCCGAGTCCGCGGGCGATGTCCTCAGCGCCTTGAGCACTGATCCCCGGCAGCACCATGTTGGCCACACGAGACGCAGCGGACCCCGGCATGACGGCGGCGGGAGCCATTTCCGCGATCGAACCAGCATAGCGCCCGGCTGTCGTCTTGGCCCTATAGTTCGGATCAACGCTGCTCGCCCTAATCGGCGGAGGAGCCGGAATGGTCGGCGCCACTCGCGCGGCGGGGCGCTTGCCCTGCACAATCTGGACAAGGTCTCCGATCTGGTCGGCCGTATCGGCGGCCTGGCCGATCATCCGGAGCGGGCTGGCTGCGGTGATGCCGGTCTTGACCTGATCGGCGAAGCCTCGTGCCCCGCGCACGAGGCCGCCCTGAACGGCGTTCTTGACATCGTCCAGCAGGCCAACCGGCTTTTCAACCGGAGTCCAGCCAGACTTTGGTTGATCCTTCGCGGGAACCCAGGGCATCTATTGCCACTCCAGCATTTGGCCGTTGGCCGACTTGATGCGCCACTTGCCGTCGGGGCCTTGGTCGATCCGCGGGAAGCTGCCCTTGCGGTTGGGGTCTTCGACGTACCAGCCGTCTTTTCCGCGCTTGGCCCCCTCTACCGGCGGCCTGGTTGGCGGAGTCGGTGTCGAAGCCGCCTTCGCGGCAGAAACGACCCGCTCTGGATCAACGCCATAATCGCTGGCATAGCCTCTATACTCTTGAGCGATACCGTCGAACCGGTCCTTCTGCGCTTGGTAGAGCGTGTTTGCCTGGCCCGAGAAGTCCTGGCGCTGCTTGGGGTTCAGCAGTTGGCCGCTGAGCGCCTTGTTGTAGGCGTTGACGACCCGATCCGGAATACCCGCAGCATTTTGTGCGTTGGCGAACTCGCCTTCGCGCACGACCGAGCCGGGGTCGAGCATCTTCATGAAAGAAAAAACCATCGACATGTCGGCGGCGGCGGAGGGCGGTTTCGTTGCCAGGGATCGGATCTGATTGTACGCGCCCTCGACGGATTTGAACTCCTTGACCTCGCCCCGGTTGTTGAATTCCTTTCGGAGATCGGCCTCGGCCTTACGCGGTGACGCCTGATTGTTCGGCGTCTGGACGGTGTTGAACGTTCCGTCGGCCTTTTGTTGCACGATGGTCCCGGGCAGGAAGCCCGCAGCAACGGCCTCTTCTTGGGTCAGGGTGCGCACATCGGCCTTCGGCTTCCCCTGTTGGAGGACGCGCAGACCGTTCGATCCAGCCGCAGCCGGAGATGTCGCTGCGCTTGGCCCCGGCTCGATATGGACGTGATCGCCCTCGTTTAGAACGTCCATCCCGGGCAGCTCGCGGCGCAGGTTCTCGGCGTACTGCTTCAGCGGGACGCCAGGGGGAGGGACAACATCCCGGGCTTGGCCGGTGAGGTGGTAGCTGTTGGGCACGCCACCCACCTCGGCGTTGTGCTCCGGGGTGCGCAGGCCGCTGGTGACCCGGCCGCCGGTGCTGCCGATCAGTTTTTCAATCGCGCCGAAATCGACCTGGCCACCGCCGATGCGGGACGGCGGCGGAAGTTGGGCCGGATCGTTCTTGTCCACGACCATGACCGTCGATTCCGGCGAGGCAGTAACGATCTGCGGCGCAAACGGGGCGCTGGCGACCTCGCGGTTTTGCGGATCGAAACGCTTGCCGCCGGCCGAAAGGGTGAAGGAGCCCTCGCCAGGGTCACGGTTGGTCAGGAGGGGCTTGGCGCCGGACTGCAGGTCAGCGGTGCTCTTGTAAACGACCTCGTTCGGCTTGGCGACGAACGGAGCGCTGGCGTCGTCTTGGTATTTCCGGACCTTCAGATAGGGGTCAACGTCCAGGCCGGCCCCGATAGCCGCCATGAGGGCTGCCGAAGGATCGCGAGGACGCGGAGCGGCCTCGGGAGGGCCTCCAGCCTGAAGCAGTGGCGGTATCGCCAAGCCACCAGGTGCAGTGGGAGCGGCGGAACCTCCGGCCATGGAATCTTCCAGGGCCTTGCGAGCCGCCGCTTGGCGCTGGGCCGCCCCGCGTTGGGCGGCCAGTTGCCTTAGTTCCGAGGGTGCGTTCGAGTCACCCTGCAGGACGCTGCCAATGGCCGACAGCCGATCAGCCCACGACAAGCCGCTGTCGGGGTTGACTGTGTTGAACTTGCTCGCCGCCTGGCGGACACTTCCGAACAGACCAGCCATTAGTGCAGCGCCCCATAATCGACCATCAGGTAGCCGCTCTCGTGCTCGAAGACGGCGTGCGGGTCGGTCTCGCGGACCTCTTGTGCGATGACGCCGTGGTAGACGGCCGGGTCGCCGATGTACTTGAAGTTCACCCAGCGGCGGCCCTTGGCGTCGTGGTGGGTGGTCTCGACGTCGGTCTTCAGGCGAAGATCCGAGAACATCGCCGCGACCTGGGCGCCCTGCCCGATCGCCGCCATGGGGTCGAAGCTCTTGGTCGTCGAGGTCCCGTTGCCGGTCTGGGTGATGTTGCCCTGCACGCCGCCCAGCGTGCCGTTCAGGAGCTGTTGGAGAAGCAGCGGGTAGTTGTTGGCGGCGGTGTTTTCGTTCGACGCCAGGCCGGCGGCGGTGTTGAAGCCCTGGTTGCGCAGATTGGCGATGAAGCTTTGGGCGTTGCGGTCGTATTCGCCCTCGGTCAGGGCTTGCTCGACGTTTCGGCCGGTCCCACCGAACGCGCCGGCGCGGATGGCGTCGTCATTGTTGGCGTTGCGGGCCATGACCCGGGAGCGGTCGTTGTCGCCCAGCGCCGCATCGATGACCTCCGTGGTGTACGGGTTTTGGTACTTGTCGATCTGGTCGCCGGTCAGCGGCGAATAGGTCGCGCCAGCGAACTTGGCTTGGGCCTGGGCGAAGTTGTCGCGCTGCAGGTTCTGGGTATACGGGTCAAGCGAGCTGGTGGACGTGCTCGACTGCGTGGTCTTGGATTTCTTACCCATGACGCTTGAACATCCTCGTTCCGTCCCGCTCGTAACCGAACCGGGAAAACACCCTCGACCAGCCGCGCCGGCCGTCGAGTTCAATCCATTTGCAGCCCGACGCCCAGGCGAAGGCCTCGACGCTCTCGCGCATGGCCAGCAGACCCCTCAGGGAACCACCAGCGGCCCAGATGTGCAGGGCCGGGCCAGGGATGTACTCCGTGACCCCCCCGCACCCCTCGCCGGGCCACAGATGCGCGGTTCCGGCCCGCACGCGCCGCTCAATCTCGTCAATGGCATCCATGTCTGGACCGCCGTCCGCGACCGCCGCCTCGAGGTGTGGCCGACAGCGCTCCCAAACGGTCAGGGCAGCGCGGTCCAGGTCGGCACCCCGGAGACGATGGTCAGCGCGCCCCTCACCCCGGTCACGGTGTCGGTCATGATCAGGCTCTCCGGAGGCGAGACCTCGATGTCCTGGCCGCGCTTTCGGTTCTGTTGGTCGGCCTGGCTGATCATCAGCCGGGCCTGGGACTCGTTCTCGGCGTTGTATCCAGGCTGGGGGCGCGGCAGGTTCATCGCTTACCCCCTGACCGAGCGTCGTACCGGAAGGATCCGACCCGGAAATCGGCGTTGTCGTCGGCGGTGTAGAGCACACTGACCTGACGGCCCGTGATGCGCACGTCGGTTGGGCTGGCCATGGTATAGGGGCCATGGATCGTCTCGGCCGCGTTAGGATAGAACCGGGTCTTGAGCGTCACCGCGACGTCGCCCGCATTGCGCTCGTCGGGGATGATGCGCATGACTGAGACGACATTGTCGCCCTGGCCCAACTCAAACGGCCCGGACTGCGCGAAGGGCTGGGCGCCGTGGTGGTTGACCCCGCGCTCGTGGTCCCAGACCTGGCCGTCCAGATCGACCATCAGTGGATAGGGGAACACGCCCCGATCGATGCCGCAGGTCCGATCCATCAGCCCGAAGGTCCAGTGTCCCTCGCGGTAGTTGATCGTCACATACCGGTCGATATCCACGCTGGCGTTTGAGCAATAGTACCAGCTAATCTCGCCGAACGAGGAGTTGTGAAGCGCGAAAACCTTGGAGCCTTGGGACAGGTTGATGTCCGAAAACACGTAGTCGTGGACGTCACATTCAACCGGCTCGACGAAGCCATTGTAACGGAAGAAGCCGTTCAGGCCCATCCACATGACCTGGGAGTCTGTCGCCGCGACGGCCTGCTGGGAGATCACGCCACATCCTGAGCCAGCCCTGGTGTATCCGTAGACGTAGGGCTGACCTAGGAAGGTGGCGAGCCACACGTCCACATCCGTGAACAGCAGGGTTCCGCCATTGACGCGCTTGCCGCTCATCAGGCGACCCGTGGTCTGTAGCTGTTGGCGACGGGCGTAGTTAGTGGTCGTCTCCGTCCAAATGGTGTTGTCCTCCAGGTCGGAGTTGCGCACCAGGCGGGGATCGCCATCAGCCCCCAGGGCCAACATAATCCGCTCGGCCGTCACGACTAGCGCGCGTGCTGGGGGCGCTCCCGTGATCGGACCCGCCACGGCGGACGTGTTCGGCGGCCACTCATAGATGACCTGGTCGTCGGCCGTGCAGCCCACGAGATTTTCGCCCCAGGTGTCCAGGCTCCACACCGTCGCGTCGATCGCCTCGGAGGACGGGATCGGGCCGCCGAACACGCCTGCACCAAACGCGCCGGAGCCAAAGCCGCCGCCGGCAATGGCGTCGGGACGCCCCGGCGTGTAGGTAACCGGCGTGATGTCCGTCACAACGCCAGAAATCGTCATGGCATAGAGCTTGGAATGGGTACCCACGCCGGCCCAACTCGTATTGGAGTTGTCCTTCCACGCGATGGCGCAGCGGGCTTTTCCGGTCAGCGTGGTCGATGATCTGGTGGACCAGCCGCCCACGGGCCGAGCCTCGCCCGAGAACCAGCGCCACAGGTTTGCCGAGTACCAGCGACCTCGGCTCAAATACTCCGTTCCGGCCCTGACGATGCCGGGGGGGATGTCCAGGGTGATCAGGGGCATCGGCGACCTAGGTGCCCGTGTAGGTGAGTTCGACCGAGGCCGTGGCAACGGCGCCTGCGCCATCGGTGACAGTCAGGACCCCCGTGCCGGTTCGCACTTCTCCAGGATCCATGAACGAGGCGCGGAAGGTGCCTACGCTTATGACGGCGTTCAGGACCGAAAAACCGGTCGGCGGATCCCAAAGATATGCGTATGGCGCCGTTCCGCCGGTTACCGTGCTTCCGATCGGAGCGCCAGTGACCGTTCCCGACCCGGTGGCGCTCTGGCTCGACACCGAGAGCGCAACCCGCAGCTTTGCAAAGCCGATCACCGCCATGCATCCGGTCATCAGGAGACGCCCGATCCCTGGACAAACCACTTGTCGGTGTCGAACTTGATGAGTGACGCCATCGCCGCGGCCGCCAGCGAGCGGTTGGCGTTGGTCGCGACGCCGCCCAAATAGAGCTCCACGCCCGCGCCCCTGGTCAGGGTGATGACACCCCCGGTGGGGATGTTCAACAGGACGATCACAGTCCCAACCGGAGCGGCGACCGAGGAGTTTGGCGGGATTGTCCAAGCATGAGCCGACCCAGACGTATGAACAACGCTGCGGCCCTGATCGGAGAGCACGAACGTGTAGTCCGCCGCCACAGCGTTCTGGGGCGCGCCCTTGAAGCCGGCGACCGCAGCGCTCGACGAGCCGAGGATGGGCAAGACGATATCACCAGTCATCGTCCCGCCGGCCCTGGCAAGGTAGTTGGTCGTCACCAGATCGGCGTTGGTCTTCACGCGCGCGTCGATGGCCTGAACCATCGTGGTGTGGATGCCACCCCAGGTGTCGACGTCACCGCCGTTGTCTGGGTATTCCCAGCCATAGTTCGTGGTCGTGCCCATCAGTCAGCCACTCCCGAGCGGGTCTGCAGGCTTGCCCCAAGGCTTTGGCGGCGGCCTGCGTTGTTGATGGTGTCGATGGCCTGGTCGAAGAGGCTCGACCAAACCGCGACGCGGGGGTCGTCCTGCAGAAACGGCGCGCTGTGCTTGAGGGCGCCGTAGAGGTAGGCCGCCGGGTACTGCTCCAGCACCCAGTTGGTCCCGTTTTCGCTCAGAAGGCAGATCTTGGACCGGTAGCGCAGCCTGCCCGTCACAGGATCTGCGTCATCGTCTGGGAAGGGCGAGAAGACGAACTTGCCGCCCGCAATGGTGTATTTGTGCGGGACGCCATTGGCCGCGATGGGCTCATCGTCCATCTGCTCCATGGTGATGAACTTGAGGCTGCGGACGCAGTCGCTATTGATCCGCAGCGACAGGACGCCGTCGAAGTCGCATGGCTTGCTCAGCGTCTCGCCTGTGATCGAGACCGTCTTGACCACCACCATGTCAGGATGATCGACGCGCTCGGTGATCTCGGCTTCAGCCAGGGTGATGAAGTCCGGGACCTGCGCCGTCAGGTCGGCCCGGTTCAGCCAATCGGCGACGGAGGTCTTGAGGGCGCCATAGCTGGTGAAGCTCATGGCTACCTCATCACGCCATTGGACACGCCCAATGTGCCGGGGGCGGTGCGCAGATAGGCGTAGTCTGGGTCGTTCAGCCGACGCATCAGCTTGTCGCCGTAGAGGTCAGGCCGGAACGCATCCCAGCCCTCCTCTGCCAGCCACTTGTTGCGCAGGATGGTCGGGATGGTGGCCACGCGCCGCATTTCGCGGGTCGGCGTGTAGCCGTCGTTCTCGTTGGCCAGCGCCTTGTTGCGCTCCAGGACCGGCGTGGTGTCCTGAGTGCTGTGGATCAGATACTCGCCGCTCCCGACGTCTTCCCAGTCGTGGCGCACGCCGGCGCCCGACGTGAGCAGGTGCCGGCGCGACATCAGAGGATTTCCACCAGGAAGCGATCCTCCAAGGCCTTGGCGATCGGCTCCGGAATGGAGAATTCCTCCTTCCACTCATAGTAGGCCTCGCCAATGCCTGGCACGTGCTTGCCCATGGAGATCTTGCCGTCACCCTGCTTGGTGACCCGCACCTTCACGCTCTCGATAGGGTCGGGAACGCCGGCGGCTGCCCGCTGGCGAGCGGCGCGGATCCGCAGTTCTGCGTCGGCGGCCTGTTGTTCCGCGACGCGCTCGTTGTTGGTCTTCAGCAGTTCCGGCGGGATATTGGAGTCCGGCACGGGGGTGGCGGCGATCTCGCGCGCCACGGCCTGTGTTGCGGCGCGTACGGCCAGGTCCTCGTCGTTCGCAGGCTCGGGGACGGGCGGGATGAAGCTGGCGGTCGTGGCCAACCCTTCCGGAGCAGCACTCTGGCCCGTGGCCAGTTTGGCGGCGCGGGCGGCGCGGGCGATAGCCATACGCTCTTGGGCGGGGGTGGGTTCGGTCATGGAGCGTCCAAAGAAAAGGGGCGATCCGAAGACCGCCCCTGCTGGAGTTTTGAGGATGCCGGACCCTTTCAGGTCACGTGTCGCCACGTCTTTCCGATTAAGATCGCCTCGACGGTCTTGCGGTGGACGCCGAACTGTTCCCCGAGCGAAGCCGCCCCATGCGAAGCATGGACGCGGATGTAGCGGACGCTGTCATCGTTGAGCTTGGCAAGGGCGGATGCCACGCCGCGAGCGGCGCCAACAACGCGCCGGCCCTTACGATCCATGTCGTCCATGTTCTCCTTGGGAGTTCCTAAGGAGAGGTGTTTTGGGTTAACGCAGAGGGGGTTGTCGCAGGAGTGCATGACCAGAAGGCCGTCGGGGATCTCTCCCTTGTGCAGCAGGTAGGACGCCCGGTGGGCACCCATCCGCTTTCCAAGAACTCGAATGATCCCGTAGCGTTTTCCAGTGCCCCTCCAAAGCCAACATTCATCATCCGCGCCGCGCGAAACAAAATCCCACAGCTTGTCGCTAAGCGGTCTATTGCGGCGACGGGGATTAGCGTCAGCGTTCGAGGTATGCATAGGTTCTCCAGAAGAGTGTTCCTGGAGAACCTAGCACAACTTCGACTATTCCTCCACTACAGAAGGTCAGCGACGACTGCACCGCCAAGCTGATTCCTACACACCAAGGTCTTCTCCATGGTCATCAGGAAGCGCTCGTTGTCGCCGGTCTTGGCCAGCGGCGTGGACTTCAGACCGTCCAGCGTCGCCACCGCCCACATCTTCGGGTCGATGAACAGCGCATCACGGCTGAGCGCCGCGTACGGGTGCGGGATCAGGGTGATGGCCCCGAAGTCCGACACGTAGACGTCGGCAGCGGCGGTGATGGTCGCCAGGGCGTTGCCGCGCACTTCGCTGCGGATGTCGGCGATACCGGTGAACGCCGAGAACTGCTGCTTGTGCGTGCCGTCCAGATAGCACTGGCTCAGCATGGCGCCGTTGGAGAACGCCGTGGCCAGCACGCCCTTGACCAGAGTCTCGGTGAAGGTGCGCTGGGTGCCGTTGGTGGCCGCGGCGACGGTGCCGCCGGAGAAGCCGCCGTTCGAGCCGCCCGAACCGCGCGAGACGTTGGTGGTGAGCCACGCCAGAGCGCCGGCCGACTTGCGGGTGGTGGCGCCCGATTCCGCGACAGAGGCGTAGTTGCCGACGAAGCGCTTTTCAGCGTCACGGCGGATTTCCAGGCCCTTCAGCATCTTCTGGCGAGCCAGTTCGCTGTCGCGGCCAGCCTTGTCGACCACTTCCTGGGTGCGCGAGACGCCGCCCTTTTTGGTGAAGATCTGGCAGCGGTTGCCGACGCGGGTCGTCAGGTTGGCGGCGTCCAGCGAGGAGACGTCATCCCCTTCCAGGGCGGCGTTGGTCTCGTCGGCGGCGGCCAGGTTCTCAGTCTGCCATTCATGGAAAATGTTGGTGGCCTTGGCGGTGCCGATGTTGCTCGACAGCGGGGTCGACTCCGGAGCGACGCGATAGATCACGTTCTCCAGGTCTTCGCGGATGCCGATGTTGTTGACGGAGGTGACGGTGTTCGTGGGAGCGGTCATTGGCCGCGTCCTTTCTGGCCCATGGCCAAAATGAGGGCGATCCCGTCCTCTTGGCTGTGCGTCTGCGACAGCCGGTTGGAAAGACGGGCGACCTCGCGATTTGCGGGATTGGCCGCCTGCGCCGGAGCCGCCACGGGAGCGACGGTACGGACGGGCGGCGTGACAGGCTTCGGAGCGGGGGTGGCGGCCTTGGCCTTGGCGGCGGCCTGCGCCTGGTCCCAGAGCATCGCCTTGTGGGCGACGATCAGTTCCTTGGCGGAGGCGTTGCCGATGGCTTCGGGCGGAAGGCCGGACTGGACGATATACTCGCCCAGGGCCTTCTGATTGTCAGGCTTCAGCAGTTCCGGGGCGTGTTCCTGCAGGTCCGCCACGACTTCGCGCACGAAGGCTTGACGGGCGATCTGCTCGGCTTCGGTCTGGGATGCTTTGAGCTTCTGGAGGGTGGCTTGCGCGCGGTCCCTGGCCAAAACGGCCTTGTTGTACGCCAGCAGGTCTTCCGCGGCGACAGCAGGGTCTTCCTGGTTTTGGATGCGATCGACCCACCCATCCCAATCGATGTTTTCCCACTCGGTTTTGAACATCTCGACCGCTTGGGGCACGAAGGTGCTGAGTTGTTCGGCCAGGGCTTTGACACCGTTGACCTCGGACTCGGCTTGCTTTCGTACTTCGGCGGCCTGCGCCTTGGCCTGGGTGACGACGGTCTCCCGCTTGTCCTCCTGCGCACGCACTATGGCTTGCAGTTCAGGGTTCAAAGCGGCGAACTTCGCCTTGGCCTCAGCATCCCACCATTGCGGAGCGTCCACCGGGTCGGCCGCAGCCTCCGGAGGGGGTTCCACAGTTTCGCCGTCGCCGGGCTGTTCAGCCTCGCCAGCGCCATCGTCCGTGGTGGCGGACTCTGGTTGCTCTTCCTCGCCACCCGTCTCGGGCTCAGCGGCGGCCTCGGCGGGCGCCTGCTCAGCCTCAACGGCGGCGGGTTGTTCGATCTTGTCGGGTTCGGCAGTGGGCGCGGTCATCAGCGCAACAGCCGCGTCGATGCTCAGCGGGCCGGTATCGGCCGCAGCTTCGGTGGTCATGAATTCACCTTGGGGGTGGGTGTTGGTCTAGCGCCGGTCTTGATCGGCGGGCGAAAGGAGCGCGGCCATGTCGCGCTGGTAGGCGACGGCCTGGCCGTTAGCGACAGTCTCGACGAGGGCCTTGCGGACCATCTCGATGGCCTTGAGGGCGTCGTAGTACTTCTCGCGGGTGGCCACGGCATCGACGCCGGTGGCGACCAGCTTCTCGACGAGGAGCGCCTTCATCTGGTCGAAGGCCCATTGGGTCTCGATCAGTTCAGCGCCAGCGCGATGGCCCCTGTGGATGGCTTGGTCTTCGGTCATCCCGGCTCTCCGCCCGGCTCAACATCAGACGCGACGTGCGTGTCTTCCTCGCTCGCGACATCATGGGAGCCGGCCATCGCGTCGATCGCCTGACCGCGCGCCTTCAGCGCCAGCTCAGCCTCAAGCTCCTCGCGCTTTAGCTGGAGCTCCGCGGCGATTTGGGCTTCCCGCTGGTCCAACTCGCGATGCTTGATCGCAACTTCGTTCTCATGCTTCTGTTGCTGGAGGGCGAAATTCGCCTCTTGCTCTTGCTGCTTGAGGTGGAAAGTTGCCAGCGCCTGGGCCTGTTCCATTTCGAGACGGGCTTGGTCGGCCTGCGCCTGTTGGGCCATTTGCTCACGCTGCAGGTCCATCTTGGCCTGAGCCTCCAACACTCTCGGATCCGGCGGAGGCGGTCCTGGTGGTGGCGCGTCCTTCGGGTCGGAGAAGAAGGCCTCAGGGTTCTTGATCCCAGCCTTCTCGGCGCGCTTGACGGCCAGGGCGTAGACGTTGGACGCCTTGACCAGGGGGCCTTCCATCCCGCCCTGGGCGCTGACGATCGCCGCCTGGTCACTGGCGACGCGATCGAGAACCATCATGTCGTGCTCGCGGCCCGACGCCCCAAGGCCAACCTCGATGGTCATGTCGTTGCGCACGGCCCACGACGACGGATTGACCGGCACCCACTTATTGCGGAGCTTGACGACCTTGGCCTGCATCGCATGCTGGCGGAGGAGGTCGTGGACCCCCATGAACAGGTCTTTGATCCCGGTCTCGGCGAAGGTCCGGGCGATCATGCGAATCCGCTTTTGGGCCATCCCCATCAGGACCATGGCGCCTTTGGCGGTGTCGTGCAGCGTGTCCGGGGCCAGGCCTTGGGCGTTGCGGACCACGCCGGAGCGCTTTTCCGCCTCGGTGGACCAGTATTCTAGCCGCGCCTGGGCATCGAAGCCAAGGCCACCGGCCTGAAGCGGGGTGACGGCCGGCCCCTTGGTCCGCACCGGAGCGCCGGGGACATTGTTCAGGTAATCCGAGACCGTCCACTCGTTGGCGTAGGTCATGTCGATCTGGTTGCGCTGATTGAGCGCGAAATACCCGCTGTCGAGGTCCATCCGCGTCAGGGCGGTCTTGATCTTCTGGACCTCCATCAGCTTGTCGGCGATGGACTCGCCGTAGAACCGGTGGGTGACGAGGAACGGCGTGATCGCCGAGAGCTGGATCGCATTGACCTTCTGCTTGCGCAGCAGCTTGGCGCTCTCGCCATTCCCGCCCGTGAGCACCTGATAGAGCGTGGCGTAGGCGTTCGGCGGCTCCATGACGCGCACGTAGTGCTCGACCACCTCCACCTGGCGCATACCGCGGTTGGCGTCGCCGCCATAGCCCTGGCTGGTCTCTGCCACCGTGTCGCGGGCTTGGGCGATCGCATCGTTCTGCGGCGCGCTGTAGGCCGGAAGATCGTCGACTAGATCTGCGTCGATCCCCTGGGCGATGAGATCCTGGGCGCGAGGCCGTGACCGGGTGGCGCAGTAGGTCGATTGGCGCAGCCAGACGGTGTCGGCCGAGACCGTGATATCCTCTGGCGCCACGACATCAACCACGGCCCGGCCCTGGGGCGGTTTGGTCAGCGTGAAGTCATAGAGCGGCTCGCCCTGCCCGTCCCATTCGGGAGACTGGACGACGTCGGAGATCTTACCGCCCTCCTCGGCCAGCAGCATCTCGATGGCCGTCTTGCCCTTGAACGTCTCGGGCGGGCAGGCCTTCTCCTCCCACCACCACTTAAAGACGCCGGTCTTGGCCTGGAACGCGTCCTTGAACGCGGACGTTATGGTCAGGAAGCCGGGGTTCTCGTTGAAGATTACGTGGCGGACGTAATCGGTCTCCTGTTGGGCCGCATCCTCGTCCTCCTCACCGATCGGGGAGAAGGCCACCACGTCATCACCGCCCGTAAAGATCTCCACGACATCCGGAAGGATCGTCTCGATAGCATCGGCCACGTCCAGCGAAACAGCCTTGGACCGGCCAGGCAGCGTCGGAGCGTCGGGCATATAGCCCTTGATGTAGTTCAGCGCCCGCTCGCGCTCTTGGGTCAGCTCGCTGTCGAGGTCGAAGCCGATCGAACGGCGCTGCTCGCTCTGGACGATGGCCAGCAGATCGTCATCGGTCATGCTGGGACCTCAGGATGGGCTCTGCGCGTTCGGCCATGGGGCTAGGGCCTGCTCGGCGCGAGCACGATCTTGGTCCCCGACGCCGTCACCTGGCCGTTGGCGTCGTTGCAGTCGAGCTCGACATAGTCGGCGCTCGGAACGCCGGCCCGAAGCTTGTAGCGCCCTAAATACTCCCATCGGCCGCCGTTGCTGTCGTAAACCCCGCCGACTTGCTGGCTAATCCGCTGAGCCGTCGTGCCTTGCTCGGTGACGACGTTCACCAGAAGATTGGTCGCCCTGCCTTGGCCGCCGGCCGCAACCGCCTCGTCCGCCGAATACTCAAGGTACACATCGTACCAGCCCGCGCCGTAGACATTCAGCGCGTCTTTCCACTTGTGGCCAGCCACGTTTGCGGCGAGGACGGTATCGTAGGATGGCGTCGTCCCGCCGATCCCGCCGTAGCGGGACGATCCAGTGACCCAGTTCGCGCCCGTCTTGGTGATCGTTCCGTGACCATAGGTTCCTGAGCTGTCGCTGACCGTCCCGTCCTCGATGTCCCAGGGGTCGCAGATCGCGGCGACCTGGCTGTATTGAACGCTCTGGACGGCGAGGCTGTGCTTGACCGCCAGGGCGGCGACGGCGCCGGCCGCCGATCCGATCATCATCATAGATGGCGCGACGCGGATGCTGCGCCAAATGACGTGGCTGACCGAGGGCTGGGAGGCGCAGACCAGGTTGGTGCACTCGGCGACCTTCGGGAACAGGACCCGCATCGACACGCGGAAGCCGTAGCCCGCGCCCAGGGCGGTCAGTACTGCGCCCTCGACATAGGTCAGGCCGCCCACGACAAGACGACGCACGATGTGGCCGTCGATATCGTAGAACCCAAAGGCAATTGGGTCGGTGAGGCCGTTGGCCAGGACTGCGTGCGTCTGGTTCTGGACAAAAGCGCCGACCGCGCGCGCGCCTTCTCGTTCGTAGAACTGCGGCGACCAGCCGCCGGTCTCCGGCAGTTGGTAGGCCGAGAACCCATAGTTGTTGAACGCCGTGCGGATCGTGGCCGGGATGCGGGCGTCGGACTCGAACATCAGCCAGTAGATCCAGCCCAAGGCATAGTTCTTGGCGTTGGCGCGGATCTCGGCCCGGCGGGCGATGCTGGCCGTCACGTACTCGACCAGCTCGCTGGTGATGGGATAGTTCAGCGACAGCGGTCCGCCGCTGTTGCCATCGACATAGGTGATCGGCGTACCCATCGCCGTGCCGTTGCCGAAGTTCAGGTTGTAGAACTGGATGATCCGCGTCAGGCCGTTGACGGCGTCACCGTAATAGGTCGGATTGGCGGCGAAGGCGCGGCCCAGCAACTCATAGCGCGAGGCCTGATAGTCGGTGGGTGGCCCCGCGGTGAAGTACGTGGCCCAGTCGATCTTCTCGCCGGCAACGCTGGTCAGGAACAGCCGGAAGCCAAAGCCCATGACCCGGCCGTCAGCCGCGCCGACCGTGCCGGCCGCGCCCGCATCGACGCCGAACAGGAGACCGGACCCAGAAACGCCGGGGGTCACGTACGGATCGACGTCGGTCGTCCCGTCCCACTTCGTCGCGGCGAGAATGCCGTTGCTGGTCTCGCCATAGGTGGCGTTGGCTTCCCGGCCGACCGAGAACGAGGTCAAGGCCCGCTGATTGACGTCGCCGCAGGCCGTGCCCTCGACGACCACGGTTGGGTAGTAGCGGCGCCGCACGCCGTTCGTGTCCAACAGCAGCGACGTGATGGTCGTGCCGGTCTTCTGGAGCGACACCAGTTGCGTGCTGGGCAACAGGGTGATGTTCGGATGGGTCAGCAGCTCGACGAACGCCCGCTTGGAGAACTGCGGGCGCATCTGCCCCTCGTACTTCCACCAGTGGGCGAAGTTGCGGCGCAGGGTCTGCTTGGCCACCGAGGTCAGGAACCGCTTGGTCTGGCCGCCGACGACGGCGCAGGACTTGGAGCCCTTCACGTCCTGTTGGTTCAGGCCGTAGCCGCTGGACATCCAGCCGAACCACGCCTCATTGCTGGTCAGCAGGACAACCATGCCGGCGTCGGCCGCTTGGCGCGCGGCGAAGCAACCCGCCTCGGTCGCGCCAACGACGATGACGTCGTAATGGTCCTTGAAGGGCATAACCTTGCGCTTGAGCGCGCCGCCAGCCTTCTCGATGCCGACTTCGGTTACCGCGCTCACGACTTGACCCAGGCGCTGGTGGCCGTGATGTCGCCATTGGCGTCACGGGTATAGGTCTGCGTCCAAGTGTTGGTCCCGTCCGTGCGGCTTTCGGACAGCAGGTTGCCGGAACCGTCGCGGTCGCTGGTGTTGCTCGCCAGGCTATCGAAGTTGGCCGGGAGGGCTGAGCCGTCAGAGGCAGTGCCGGCGGAGGCTGTGACGGGCAACGGCGTTTGCAGGCTGACCGGCACATCGTTGAGGCCGTCCGACGACCGATAGCTGGTATGCGCCATGGAACGGCTCCGATATGGACGCGCAGACGCACGCCAGAGCCCGTGAAGGCTGGCGGTGTCGCGGATGTGGGTGGCGCTCTAGGCCGTGGCGAAGTTCGGGATGACCAGCTTGTCCTGGCCGCTATTCTCGCTGACGGGCTCGGCGAAGGTCAGGACGACCGCGTCCCACTCGTCGGGCGAGCGGATCTTGCGGACCACCCGCATGTGCTCTTTGCTTTCGAGGACCAATTGCGACGTTGTGGGGTGGTAGCTGTAGCCAGGGCCGCAGGCGTCGGCCTGCAGGACGTCAGAGTCTGGAATATCCGCCCCGCCTTCGTCCCTCAGCCAATCGTTGGATAGATCCCACATCTCATCACGGCGGTACTTCGGCCCAGCCATCGGCTTGCCGTCTTTGTCGCGCTTGGGTGGATAAACGGGAGACGAACCGAAATTCACCACACGGCAGATTTTCTGGTACTTCTCACCCCACCCGGTGAGGATATCGAAGATCCCGCCCCCGCCGCCCACGTCAATGAACACCCGCGCCGGTTTATCCCGGTCGATGATGTCCTTCAGTTTCGCTGCGGCCCGAACGTTGTCGATCGGCGAAGCGTCGCTCTCGACCTTCTCCAGCTTGCGACCGCGGCGCCAGGCGATGGCAAAGCGGTCCTTGCCCTCGCGCTTAGGGTCCACGCCGATGATCAGCGGCCCCACGCCCTTGAGATCGGCCTTGCGAGCCTTCAGCACATGCTCGGGCTTGATGAAGCTGTCGTGGCCTGTCGTTTGGAACGCCTCAGCCGCCGTGGCCGGGTATTCCTGCTTGAAGAGCTGCGGATCCTTCAGTTCAGCTATCTTGGCCCGTCGCCAGCACATCTGATCCAGGTCAAGCTCGTGAAGCTCGGCGTACTCCCACTCTTCCTCGTCCATGACGAAGTCGTCAGGTGCGGGGCGACGGTACTCATCTTGCCAAAACCACGGCACGAAGATGGCCTGATAGTCGCCTATCCCCGCCTCGGCCTGCTGCCAGCGCTCGTGGAACTCGCCGCCGACCCCGTTGGCTGTGCTCTCCAGGACGATCTCTGTTCCAGGGAGGTCTGGAACGGCCTGCACCACACCCGCAAAGTGGGAAGCGGCATTAGGCCAGAAGCCAACCTCGGAACCGTGGAGCAGCAGGATGGTCTTTGACCGCCCGACAGCTCGCGCGCCAGCCGTGGCCACCGCGTACCCGCTATCCAGGGCGGCGAATAGCAACTCCTTGGCGTTGTCGTTCTTGGTCGAGGGCGCGATCGGGTTGTGATCGTTGTAGCGCTTCGCCATTGCGAAGAGGTTGTCTGTCGCCGGCTGCTCGTGCGTCAGGATGAAGACGCCGACGCCCTGGTGCATCGTGGCCCGGTGATAGAACCTAGCGCTGATGTAGGTAGAGACGCCCTGTTGCCGTCCCTTGAGGATCAACGCCCGAACACGACCGGTCCTGGCCTTCTGATCTTCTAGCTTGGCGTGAACGTGCCGCTGCGCCTGGTTCAGCAGCAACGGACCGATGCGGCCGTCCTTTCCCTTCAGCTTCATGCACCGTTCAAAGTGCAACAGCGGCTGGTCTCGGAAGGTGCGCAACGTCTCGAGCGCAAAGGCCCGAGCGTCTACGCCCTCAGCCACTCTTCACCAGTTCGGCCAGAACCTCGTCGATCGAGTGGAGGTTCTTGTTCTCCGCCTTGTCGATGATCAGGCCCAGCACCTTAGCCTTGCCCATGGTCGCGGCCACAGCAGCGGATGCAGCGCCGTTCTCGCGGGCGAAGTCTCTGTCCGCGTCAAGCTGGCGGGCAATGTCAGCAGCGGTGATCTCGGCCCTTACAGCCGCCCTGCCCTGGATTTCAACCACCCGGGCCTGGACGCTTTCATTTGCTTTCAGGCGCGTAGCGTTTCCTCGGTTCTCGGAGAAACCCGCCGCGACGTAGGCCGCATCGGCCGTCTCGCCCTTGGCAAGTTCTTGGGCGAAGCGCTCATGGCGCGGATTGGACAGGACCGCCATGCTGCACGCCTCAGTGTGTTGGTCGCCGGTCTTTCCCGGCCGTCATCCCTGTGCGGGCCCTATAGATCAGTAGGTGCTCGCGATCGGCCCCAGGTCAGCGGTGAAGCTGTTGGGCGACGTCAGCACCGTAGCCGTGCCGTAAGTCTCGCCAGTCTTCTTGAACGCTGTGAAGGCGCCCAGGGCGTGAGTGCGGAAGCGGGCGCTGGTGTTGTTGAACTGCAGGCCGATGAAGTAGAGACCCGGACCTTGCGCCTGGTAGGTGGCTGAGAACGGGATGGCCTGAAGCGCAGCGGTGCCCGACTGGGCGGTGCTGGCAGACTGGGCGACCGGTGCGCCGTTGTGGTCGTACAGGATCGCGGTGACGTTGCCGGCGACGGCCGAGCCGTTCAGGATCGACACACCGGTCAGGGTCGTGTTGATCGGGATGAAGACCCGGGCCACGTAGGTCTCGGTCACAACGGGAGTGGTGTCGGTGCCGACAGTGGCCGACATGGGCGGAGCGCTGCCGGTGGCGTGGACCGAGACGGCGCCGCGGCCATTGGTGCCGATGCCGCCCTTACCGAGTTGAGCCGAAGTGGCCATGGTTCAGTCCTCCAGGCGGTCTTGCGCCAAATGGGGGTTTTGCGCCTTGGCCTTTGCCAAGCGCTTTGCGATCCAGAACGTGGCGTGGCCGCGAGACTGGAGATCCTTGACGAGGGTCTGGCCCTCTTCGTTGAAGACGAACCAGGCGCCGTTTGGCTGAAAACTGGTGAACACCGGCCTAATCAGCCGAGCCCGCGGACTTGTGAGCCGCCAGCCGCACGGCAACCGCCTCGGCGTCAGTGATCGGGACCTTGATCCCCAGGGTTTCCTGGAGGATGTCGCGCAGGGCTTCGAGCGTGTTGGGCATGGTCGGCCTACCTTGTGCTGAGGCGGATGGCGAGGAACGCGACGGCAAAGGCCGCGACGACGGCGCAGACGTAGAACCCGCCGCTCATCGCCGGCTCATCGCGTAAAGGATCGAGCCCAGGGCTATCCATATCCACAGGTTGATACGGCTGGAGGGCTTGGGGCGGGGCTTGGCCGGGAAGTGGAGGATCACGGCCGGCATGGTCTAGTTGACGCCTGAAACGCCGGCGGCAGGACCACAGGTCACAATGCCGGGGCCGCCGGGCCACATCGTGGGCTGAAAGGGATATACCGGCATCGGAAGCGGCTGAACGAGAAAATGGGGGTAGGCCGCCAGGGCAACCGGGCGGGCGCTATCGAAGAACAGGCGATCGCGAAGCTGACCAATCTCTTTGCGCAGCGCGGCCACTTCGGCGCGGAGGCTTTCGATCTCGGTCATGTCTGCCTCATCGGGTTTCCGCCCCGGCCGCGATCAAGCGCGCCAGGGTCTAGCCATAAGCACAGGGTGTGTCGCTGTCGGGCTCGGGGCGGAATGGGGTTAGGCGGAGGCGCGGTTGCGGCGCGGATCGCCAGACGTTAGCGCTGAGAAGCTGGAGACGGTCTTGCCATCCTCGTTCATGAGGTAGGCGTCGCCGTCAAAGATCACGTGCTTCACGTGCTCGACGAAGCCCGGGACTGTGGCGCTCTTCACCGCGTCACGGACGTACAGCATCGCCTCGGCATGGCCGTCGGAGAGGCGCTTGAAGTGGCAGGACACCACGTCCGCATATACGCTGTGCGGATTATCGGATGCGACGGGGCTGCGGTCAGCCGAATCCATCACCTTCAGGAGGAGGGTCATTGTTCTAGTGCTCGTGCTAGTGGGGCTCATCTCTGAGCAATCCGCGTGTGCGGATGAGGTCCCGGCGCCTATCACCAGACCGTACGCCGGGGTCTCCGCCGGTAACTGACGTCGGGCCTCGCTCGATCTTGGTCGACCAGGCGCGTCAGGTGTTGGGCGAAGGGGAATGGAGCGGGCGGGCTGCAGCACCATAGTGCTGGCGGGCAAGATCGACGCCCTCAGCCCGTAAGCCACAAAAGAAAACCCGCCGAGCTTTTGGCCTGCGGGCTTCTTAAGGCGCGCGAAGCACCTCTATCCACATTTATGCCGGAAACGGTCCGTGGCGTCAACCCCTTGTGTTAACATGCCCGTTGAGCGGCTTCGACCATTGCGTGCGCTGCGTCTAGTCGACCCTTGGTCATGCGGTTGACGGTCTCACCGACAGCGCGGGCGGCGCGCAGATTGTCCGTCGCCGTGATCAGGGCGGACAACAGCGTGGCGCGGACTGTAAGATGGCGGCGCCGCAGGATCGTAGAGGCCTCCCTTACCCGGATATCTTGGCCGCAAACCGTGTCGAGTACATCGAGCTCGAACCGAGACGCGCCCTTGCGCATCGTCGCCAAAGCCTGTCCCGCTTCGATCAGGCGCACTTGGGGACCCTTCGCGTTAAAGCCGGCGGCCCCCTCGCCTGCCGTCGTTCGGCCGGCGGCGATGTCGTAAGCTTCGTGATAAGCAAACGCCGTCGCCAAGATCTCGGCTTCCTTGAGCTTGGTGCGGGAGGCATCGGGACAGAGGTAGCCTGCGCCGTGGGCGTGAACGATGCCCGCTCGGGTCAGGATGCGGGTCTCGCCCTTCTTGGTCTCTACCTCTTCGCCCCGGGCGTTGCCCAGCGTCAGAGTCTCGTCGTTGGCGGCATAGACCCAGGCCGACTCCGCCGCCTCGCCTTGGAGGCGCTTGGCGTCGATCTCCGCCCGCTTGGCACCGTCCTCCAAATCCTTGATGGCCTTAGCGTTGCGCTTGGGGTTGATCTGGCGAAGGGTTTCAGCCTTCATCCGGTTCTTCCTGGCCAAGTGCAGGAGGTCGAACACGGCCTGTGGTGGAATGGCCGGCGCAAGTGGCGCGTTCAGAGCCTTGGCCCGGTCAAATTCCGCCCGGTTGCGTGCGCGGCGGTCTTTGACGATGTCCTGCGGCGCGCCGTCAGGCCACATGCGGCGAGGCTCAAACCCGGCCGGCCAAGACATGCGCTCGAGCTTCAAGACGTTCAGCTCGACAGCGCCTGGCCGCGCCTCGTCGGCTGCGATCCAAGCCTTCGTCAACAGTCGCAACCGTGCGGGCGTTAGGCTTGGTTTTCCAGCCGGTAGGACGGCCTCTGTCGCGCCGATCTTGATCCTCCTCGGCTCGTACGCTCCAAGCGGCCACGCAGCGATGCCCTGGAAGGCGCGGGCGATCAAAGATGACTTGGCTTCAGCCATGGCTCGTCACTCCTGGGAAGGCTTGGATTGTGGGCTGATTTGGCCAGTAGGCGAAGGGGCACCACTGGCGATATCGACCATGGCGCGCCAAGCTTTCGCCACGTCCTCTTCCCAGCACGGATCGCCTGTGTGCTCTATCCCAGCCTCGGTCATCGCGGAGAACGGCTCGCGCATGGCCTCGATCGCTACTCGCGCGTCGTTGACGTGCCAGAGCCAGCGGGCTTGGGCGTGGTGCGGAGCCATACCGTAGGCTTCCAGATCATCGCCATTGTTCTGGCCTCCGTTGGCCACGGCCAGGGCTCGGGCCACTCTCTCGACCATGGGGCTTATGTCGGTGCGGTCGGTCATCAGTACCTCGGCTTCTTGCGTGCTATGACCCTCTGTCCGTTCCGAAGGTGCCAGATCTGGTCCAAGCCCCATCGGTCGTTGGGATACGGCAGCCCCGGGAAGGTCGCCCCCTCCAAGCCCGCCATGTGCCGGGGATGACACTCGTTGGTCACCCACTGATAGGCGATCACGTCAGCCGGGCTCATGGCTCAGCCCTCACAGGTAACCGGAAGTCGCCCCGACATCCGCAGGCGCACCCGTCGACTAGGCCCCTGCGGATCATCGAGGCCATCTTGGCCAGCGCCAATTTACGGGGTGCGCCTGGCATGGCGTGAGTGACGCTATTGGGGAAATCGTCGCCGAACCACGTTGCCCAGCCGGGCACCGGCCATTCCTCGTATGGACCGGCGAGAAACTGCAGGATCGGCTCATCCGGGATGTCCTTGCACTGCATAGCTCAGACCTCCTTGGGTGGGCTGATCGGAACAAATTTTGGCGCGTCGTCGTCGATGATCCGAACCACCATCTGCGGATGGGCGAGCAGTTTCTCGGCAAACTCGCGCTGATGCTTGGTCAGAACCGGAATAGGCCGCCCTTCGTCCAACAGGCGCTCCAGCCGCTCAATCTCATCAGCAGCGGCACGGATATAGGCGGCGGCAACTCGCGGGAAGGCGGGGCGTGTGCCGGCCATCTGCCCATCCCGCTCCGTGATCTCCCGGGCCAGATCTCGCAGCTTATCGGGAGTGATGGGGTCAGTCATTGGACATCATCCGGAAGCCTGGCCATCCAGTGGGGTCGCCAGCAGGCCAGGGCGTTGGCGTAGGGGTTTGAGCCGCCCTTGTGGACCCGGCCATAGCGGTCGGCGGCGTAGAGGTTTCCCACGACCATGATCGTGTCGCTGGCTAGGCTGATGCGGCTTTCGGGGAGGAACTGGCAGGTCTCAGCCATTGGTGTTCTCCTCCGCTTTCGGATTATCCCGCACCTCAGATGCGCGATCTGCTCGTCTCTTTGCCCACATTGCGCGAGAGGCGGCTTGGCGGTTGGTTAGGGGTTTGGGATCAGCCATGGGGGTTGTCCTTGGCTAGGTCCACGAAGCGCTGTGACACGATCGCGGCGTGAAGCTCGCTCATGCCCTGGGTCTTCATGGCGTATTCCTGGACCGCCATTCGCCGCTGCTCCTGGACGTAGTCGCCGAGGTCGCGGCCAGGGCGGACCACGCGGGCGCGAAGCTCAAGCGCCGTCTGGGTCGGTGAGCGGAGCGCGCGGTGGCGCACGTTCGGATCCGGATGCCAGGCCGTGACGTTTAGCTCGGCCAGCTTGGCGAACAGCAGCGCCTCGCCAAGCTGGCAAGCAGCGTCGCGAGTTTCCATCTTGATGAGCTCTGCGATGAAGTCGTCGGGACGGTCGCGGCCCTCGATGACCCGGCACACGGTGTACGGAACCGCGATGTCAGACAGCTTGGTCATCGCGCGCCCTCCGCTTCAAAGCCGAGCCCGTATTCGGCGCATACGGCCAGAAACTCATCGCGCCCGTCGATCTCCAGCGTCCTGGCCAAGATCGCATCGCGCTCCTTTTCGGCCTGGCGCCGGCCGGACCAAATGGCGCTCATCTTGGCCTCATGGTGCATCTCGGCGATCAGGACGGCGGCGGAGATGCCAAGCGCCAGCCAAGAGCCGATGAGCCCTATGAGAAGCCCGAGCAGAAGCGGCATCACAGACCAGAATAGGCGATCAGGCCAACGCACATGCCTGCTACCCCAAAGACCACGGTTGACCGCTACGAAGAAGGCCGCATTTGCAACCGACCCGGACAGCCAGACAGCGGCAGGAACTGAGACGCTCATCGTGCACCCGCCAGCATCTTCCCGAGCGGCGCGTTCTGAGCGGCCGAGTCCTGAATGTAGCCCTCACAGCCGGTCAGAAGCGTCTCGATCAGGTCGCGGTCTCCCTGTCCCGCCACGGCGATGACAGCGCCCAGCGATGCAGCCAGGGCCTCAATCATCTCAGCGCCACGCTCGGGACCGCGCATCTCTCCGGTCATGTGGAGGGAGACGAGGTTGCGGAGCTTGCCGGCGAAATCGGAGGGGGTCACGCTGCCTCCTCCGGCACGGAGCCGTCATCACGCATCCGGTTCACAGCCGAGACCATGGCTTGGTAGTCGCTCAGGTCGACACGCGGCTGCTTCGAGCGCGGAAAGCCGACATCGGGATCGACACCCGGATCGCCGCGCTGCTCTAGACCCGCAACGACGGCGGCGGCGCGCTCCTCCGGCGTCAGGTCTGGCCAGCGCTCGCCACGGCTGATGCGGAAGTTGACCGCGTTGCCGAGCATGGACACCAGCCGCTCAAACGCAACACCGCCCGATCCGTCGCCGACTTCCCGGATGGCGAGACGGCGGGCATCGCTGATGGTTTCAGATTGGTCGCTCATGCCGGTTCCTTTTCGGTCGGCGCAGGCCGGGAAACGCTGGCCTCACACTGGGCGATTAGGCCCTCATGGTTGCGGAGTTTCTGCTTGATTGCCGCCAGGGTCTTTAGGTGCGCCCCGTTCGGTACCTTGCCGTCGAATAGGTCCAGCATGGCCCGGGACTCGACTGTGTTGAGAGTGATCATGTCTTCCCCGACTTTGATGGTGGATGGGCTAGATCAGGTCGCGTTTTCGCCAATCCCCGCAGAGGGCGCAGCGAAGATGGATGCGGTGGCCGATGCCGCCCATGCCATCCGTCAATCGCTTGTCGGACTCGGTTTTCCACGAGTGGTCGCATCGCGAGAACCGTCCGACCAGCACGCGCCAAATCCAGCCGATCATCCCGCGACCCGCCGAACAAAGGCTGCGATCCGCGACCAGAGCGATTGACGCGGCGCCGCGGACTCGGGCGGGACGTCATTGGCCGGTTGAATCCACTCGACCCGCATGTCAGCCAGGACCGCGAACGGGTCACGTAGCGGCCCCTCGCCTGGATTGGCGCGCTCGAACTCGTAGACCGTCGCTGTCGGCTGGGGCTTCCGCTTGCGCCGGTCCTCGACCTTGGTCGTGGCCAGCCGCTGAGCGCCCAGCGCCCGCAGCTCGGCCCGCACGTTGGCCAGATGGTTCAGCGCCCCACGTCGGCTGTCGCTGGGGCTCGCCGGGTAGATCACGAACCGTGTCGCGCCACGATACGCCAGAACCAGAGCGTAGTGCTTGCCGCGCACCTCTCGATGAAAGGTCACTCCCGGCCAACGGGATAGCTCGAGCTCGACAGCGTCGTCGTAGTCGGAGCGCTTGAGGACGGCGGTCATGCGGCGTCGCCGGCGCCGACAAGGCGAAGGCCATGGCGGGGATCTTTGGCCTCACGAGGCTGAGACGGTTCGAGGGGGAACATCAACGCGAACTGCGCAACCGGATCATAGTAACGCACCACGGCCGCCCAAGGGACGGTGATCTTGGCTTCAACACCGCCGAACGAGAGATCTACCGAAAAACTCTTCTCGTCGACATCAAGGTTCCAGAACCGGTTCTGCAGAATGATGGTGGCGAGACCGTTGCTGTCTTGAGGTCCGTAAGCGGGATAAACGACGCCTGCACAATCGACTGAGAATGTGATGAAGGCGTGCTGTTCTCCCGGAAAGCCGCCGCTCTGGACGACAAAGCAAAGGGTGTCCCGCACCACTGCGCGCAACGCTTCCATGGCGAAGCTTTCGTATGGGATAAGTCCAGTCGTCTCGGGCAAATCAGTCATGGCGATTTCCTTTGAGAGAATTTTACCCCACTTCAAGCCGTCCGTCATAGATCAGCTTGGCGGTTGCGTAACATTGTCGTGATCCAGGCCCAATAACGATCGCATTTGCGGCGTGATGCCATTCTCAACGGGCGCCATCTGGACTTCCGGTCCACTGACCCGCCGCGCGGCCTTTTCACGCTCTCGCCTTGCGTCGTCCGCTTCGATGAACTTGCGCATGGCGGATTTGATGGCCTCCTTCTCCGCCGGTGTCTTATCGACGGGCTTGCGACCGATTGGCGCCAGCAGTTCGGCCATTGCAGCGGGGCCGACCGACTCCCGCGCCACAGGTTCGCTGAACTCGACGGCTTGGCGCGCACGGTCGTAGGCCCTGACGGCCCGGTTCTCCGTCATGCGGGCGATCTCGGCCAGCTTGGCGGGTTTGGGGAGGAACTCGACCTTCGGGTCGCGGATCACCGCGTCCATCGCCGCCTCAAGCGCCGACTTCGGCACATCGGCCAGAACCGTGTGATAGTCGGACCAGAACGCGGCCCACTCAGCCGCAGACCGCTCCGGCTGGCGATAGGTGGCGAACTTGGCGCCGATGATCGCCTCGATCTCGCCGGGCGTCGCCGCGCCGGTCGCCCTGGCCTTGATCGCCGGTAGAGCCGCCGTCACCTCGGCCAGCATGACCGGGTTACGGGCGATCTCAGAAACTGCTCTCAGGTTCGATGGTTCGAAGGCGAGCAGCGATTTCAGACCCGGCGACAGCTCGCTCAAGGTTTGATTTATGGCGGTCGAACTTGCCGGTTGGGTGACTAGGGCGTTCATGGCGTGTCTCCAGGCCAATGGCTTCGGGAGGGCGGTTGCGGTCGGCGTGCGACCGGGCGACGGCGGGGGCGAAGTAGGCCCAGGTGTGGACCGGTAGCGATCCGGGCCTTGAGGCGTGCGCGGTCACGGTCGGGACCACATCGAGGTCCCAAGAGCATCCGAGCTGGCGCCAGCGGGCGATTTCCCCCACTGAGGTCACGAGCCCCTGACGCTTGGATGGGTCGAGGTGGAGGTTGATCTTGGCGAGAAGGGCCGCGTGATCGGTCGCCTTGCCGGGCGGCCAGTCGTCGGTGTCATTCGCGCCCGCGTCTACAGCACCAACAACTATATTCTTTGGTTCTGGTTCTGGTTCTGGTTTTGTTGGCAAACGGGAAGCATTTGCTTGCCGGTTTTCCTTTGCTTTTCCAGCACTTGCCAATCCTCCAGCTTTTCCGGCCTCTGAGCGCTTACCGGAAGTGTCGCGGTACTTTGCTAAATCCTCGGTCACGCGAGCCTGGGTCAATTTGCCCCTGACCACCTTCAGCATGTTCGGCATGAGGAGTTTCGGCTTGACCGCCTTCCACTCCTCGGCAGACAGTTTTGCGTAGGCCGCCAGCGTCTCGTCGCTAGCATCTAGCCGGCCACCGTTGTTCCAAAGCGCCCCGATCAGGAGCATGTAGGCTCCATGCTCCCGGGCGTGGCCAAGGTGTGCCGTGTGCTTGTGGTACGAGCCCCAGAAGAGCTTTTGGTAGGGCGGTGCGCTCACGCAGCCTCCCTCCCCGACCATTCAGCGGCGATACGAGCGGCGTGGGCGCGGACACCATGGAGGACCGTGGTGTGGTCCCGCCCGCCTAAGAACCGACCGATCTGCGGAAGGCTCAGGTGATCCTGCTGCGCCATGAGGTACATGCAGTGCTGGCGGGGGACGCTGAAGACCCGCGACTGGTTCGGCCCGAGAATGTCGGCCGTCGATAGCCCGTACTCGAAGGCGATCTGATCGAGGATTTCCTGCTTGGAACGCCGCGCCCGCACCACGGGCACGGTTCCGCGCCAAAGCGAGAAAACGGTAGTTGGCTCAGGCTTGGCGAGCGTTCTCGCCTTAGTGTCGGGCACGCCGATGAAGTTGCGATAGAGCATGGCGCCGCGCTTCACGTTGTCGGGGCAGCGGTTCATCCACCCCCCGATTGAACGCGAGGAGAAGTGCTTCAACAGTCGCGCGTAGGCCTCACGCCTAGCGGCGGTGACGGTTGGCCCCTGGCCCTTGGCGGTCATGTCTTCCACCAGTAGTCCGTGACGCTCGGCAACCTGCGTAACGATGGCCCGCGCCCTCTCGGGCATGAGGGGGGCGGTCATGCGGCGACCTCGACAGTCCCAAACAGGCCCATGTCGCCGTTGATCCGCTTGCGCGCGATCTCGGCGTATTCGGGCGACAGTTCGATTAGGGTGCAGTCCAGACCCATGCGATCGGCGACCAGGGCAGTTGTCCCGGCCCCGCCGAACGGATCCAGCACCTTGCCGCCCTTCGGGCATCCGGCCTGTAGGCAACGCCGTGCAAGCTCGGTCGGGAAGGTGGCGAAGTGGGCGCCCTTGAACGGCTCGATGGCGATTTCCCAGACCGTGAGCGGGGCGGGTTCGAAGTTGCGGAGATAGCGCCCCTCGCCACGTCCTAGGGCCATCAAGCCTGTGTGGTTCTTGCCTTCAGCGTGCGCCGGATCGATGTTCGGTGCGCGCCGTTCTGCGGATGGGATGGCGTTTCCAAGCGTGTGACGACCGTGCGTCGAGCGCCCGCGAATTTCCTTTGTTTTGCCCTTTTCGCGCCCCTCGCGATGGAAGGAGCCGTGACCACCCGCGCCAGTATCCCAGCCGTCTGGCATCTTGACGCGCTTGTTGCCCGTCGTAGTGCGCGGCCCCGGTGAGCCGCCCACATATGAGCCGCCCCGATAGCCGTTGGCATCCTCGTCGCTGGCGCGACCCTGGAGAACTTCGTTGGCGTCGTAGTAGGCACCGATCCGCGTCCAGCGTGCGCCGGTTCGGTCGGGGTCGGTGACGAGCGGACAGCGCTCGCTGAGGTCGGGCGCGAAAGAAAGCTCTCCGGTGTCCCGTGCGCGCCAGATGTCGGCGTCGGCCGACTTGGTGAACATGAACACCTTCTCGTGGGCGATCGCCGGCCGCTGTGAGCCTGACGAGTCCGGCATCGAGTTGGACTTGCCCCAGATGCATTCGGCGCGGACGTACCAGCCGTCGTCACACAGGGCGATGGCGAGCCGGTTCGGGATCATGCACAGGTCTTTGGCCTTGATCAGGCCGCCGACCGTGGACATTGGCTTGTCGCGGAAGGCCCGGTCGTCCAGGCCTGTTGCCTTGCTGTCCGCTGCGCTGCGCCCGTTCGGAGCGCTGGCGTAACAGTCGCCATAGTTCATCCAGCACGTGCCGGTCGGCTTCAGGACACGGCGCAGTTCGCGGAAGACCTCGACCATCTTGGCGATGTGATCGGCGAGCGTCGGTTCAAGCCCGATCTGGCCTTCAACGCCGTAATCGCGAAGGCCCCAATATGGCGGGCTGGTCACGATGGTGTCGAAGTGGTTGTCGGGCATCTCGGCCAAGCGGTCGAGAATGTCGCCGATGAGAATTGAGACGCTCATGCCCCCTCCCCGTCATTAGCCGGGGTGAAAAAGCGCTCGGCGGACTCACGGGAGATGGCTAGCCGAGAATGGCCGGGCGACGGAAGATGGCCGCATAGCTGGCCGGCCTTCTTGCCGATCCAGGCGGCGGTGCACGGGCCATCCGTGTGCGCCGCGTGGACGTCCAGGGCGGCGTCAGCCAGGGCCAGGGCGGTCTTGGTGGCGCGGGCGGGTGTCAGGCCGCCCAGGAGGCCGCTGAGCGTGCTGGTGACGGCCTGGGCCATCAGTGCATCAGCCTCGGCTTCACGGGCCTTCTCCGCATCCCGATCCATGCGTCCGTCAGCGGCTCGGATTGCTTGGGCGCCGCGGTTCATGAGCGTACCCGCGATTGCTCAGCGAGAAGATAGTCCCACGTCATCAGGCCGGATCGGACGCTGGACTGGTGACGCCGACACCAGCGGGCGATCGCGCTAGGGGTGGGCGGCTTGCCCTGCCATGTCGTCAGGTCCCGGATGTTCGCGTAGACTTCCTGGCGACAGGCCACGACATGCAGGGCATTGGTCTTGCCGAGCCAAGCCTCTCGCGACACGCCATGCTTCGCCAGAGTCGCTGCGATCACTTTCTCGATGCGCTCCGGCACCCGATGAGGCGCCGGGCTCTTGATGAAGGTGTGGCCCGTCGGGCGGACGCAGCGTGGGTTAGCGGCCTCGAACTCGACGAATTGCGCCAGCACCGAAGCGGTAATGGCCGGACCAGCCATCTTGAAATTGTCACCCCGGCGGATCATCGGGCCACGCCCCACGCGTTCGCGTTCCTCGGACCCTGCTTCAAGCCCATGGCCCGGGCGCGGATAATGCGAGCCTCACGGTGAGCTTCATCGGCCGCGATCTGGGCCGGCGTTCGGGTGCGCTGATAGGCTCGGCGTTTGTGGTCCGGACAGTAGGTGTCCAGCGGATCCGGTGTGGCGTTGCAGCAGAACAGCATCTCGCCGTTCTCCGCCGTGCGCTCCAAGGGCCAGCGGCAGCCGCAAAAGCCGGGGTCCATCATCACCTTGGGCGCCAAGGCATAGACGTCGGGGTGGACGCGGGTGTTCAGCACGATCACATTGCCCTCCTTCGGCTTTCCGGATTTCTGTTGGCGCTCCTCGTCGGCGGCGCGCTGCATGGCGAGACGGGCGGCGGCCCTTTCGGCGATCTTCTGTTGACGCTCGGCCTCGGCGCGCTTCTGGGCCGCGCAGCGCTTGTTCTGGCCAGCGATGGCGGCGGCCTTGAACTCCTCGCTACGGGTCATCCCCATGCGCATCCGCTTGCCTATGACGGCGTTGCGGGTCAGCGAGACCTTGAAGTGGCGGGCCAGGGCGTCGGCGATCACGCGCGAACTGTCGCCCCGCCCATGAAGCTTTCGCAGCATGGCGATGGCCTCGTCTGACCAGTGGAAGAACCTGTCGGAGGGGATGTGGGCGATCATGCGGAGGCCTTTCCGTGACGTTCTGAAAATCCATACTGACGGTTCGCCGCGTCTCTTGCGGCGGCAGCGGCATCGAGGTTGTCGAAGTGCCCCAGGTGCTTGGTTTGGCCATTGATCATGATGCCAGCCCGCCACTTTCGCTTCTGCCTGCTGAAGCTCACGCCGGTTACACCGCTGGTGTTGTCCGACCTCTGCCTCTGGTTCCTGGCGTTTTTGGCATCCGAAGCCTCTTGGAGATTTTCGATGCGATTGTCGGTGCGAGCGCCATTACGGTGGTCAATGAGGGCGCTAGGCCACCTACCGTGCACCAACAGCCAGATCACACGATGCGCCTGGAACAGGCGGCCAAAGAGCGAACCATGGCGGTATCCATCGCCTTTGGTGGCCGTGAAGGCTTCTCTGCCAGCGTTCCGCGTGTTCCACGTTCGATGGTAGCGGTCTGAACCACACAATTCGCGCGGCCGCTCTCGCCAGAAAAGGCGGCCGGTATCGGGCTCATAGCGGAGGAGTTGCCGGACCACTTCGGCCGTCAAGGTCTCGGCGGCCGCTTCGCGTTCATGACGGGAGAGCATCATTCTTCCTCGTGCGCCGGAGTGACGGTCACACGGACCATCGGGTGGGTGGGAAAAACGGGAGCGGTGAAGGGGCTCGACCAGTCGACGGTCATGCCCTCGTTCAGGCTGTCGTCGGTGATGACGCGCATGGCGGTGAGAAGGTCAGCTACCGCCTTGATGCGGTTGTCGAGATCCACACGACGGCCGGCGTTGATACGGTCGAAGGTTAGGGCCAGCTTGAAGTGGCCAAGGATCTTCCCGCGAGCGGCCGGCGGGACTTGCCATCCCGCCTCGCTTAGCCATGCGCGATAGACCTTGGTCTTGACGCGCTTGGTTCCGTTCAGCGTTGGGATCGTGCTGAACAGCGCATTGGTCGAAGGTGGGGCGGGTAGGCTGAACGCGATCATTGCGCCCTCACCTTCCGCCGGCCGGTCAGGTGCCCGACCTCGGCAAAGAGCTTGGCGTGGATGTTCGCGCTGATCTGGGCGAGGGTACGCGCGTAGATCGTCGTATCCTTCGCGGCGGCTCTGGCGACGAGCTGCTGGTCTGTGGGTTCGGGGCGCGGGATCATGCCGTCACCCGCTTGCGGTCAGGGACCTTCAGAAGGTCGGTGAAAGCGTCGGCCTTGGGGCGGTAGATCGGACGGAAGTCGCAGAAGCACCAGCCGTAGCCACCCGCAAGGGTTTGGCCCTCGATATCCAAGCTGTCGCCGTCGTCGCCACAGTCCGGACAAGCGCCGTGCTCCCCGACGCACACACGCGCCACGACGTAGACAGCCCCCCGGGAAATGCTGGCGCCCAGCCCGGAGTAGTCCCTGACGGCCTCCACGAAGTCGCCCGGCCCGATATCGGCGCTCATGACGTCCTCCGATCACGCCAGTTAAGGAAGGAGAGGACGACCCAGACCAAGGCGGCGAGCGGCCACACAAGACCGTTCCAGATGATCTCCACTCCGCTGAACTTGTGGTCGGTCGCGCCGTGATTGCTGGCGATGCAGATCACCCAGGTGCACACGGCGCCAATCAGCCAGACGACGCCGGCGGCGGTCATTGCCCTGCTCCACGATAGAGCGATGCCATGACCCAGAAGAGGCTTCCCCAGGTCATGACGGACCAGACGATGACCGCCAGCCAGATCTTGCCGCGCTGGCTGAGCGTCATGTTTCCGGGGCGTCTGGTCGCGCCGGAACAGGACCTGCACCCAGTGCGTTCGGTGATTGGGTGGGTTCCGCCTAAAGCGGGAAGCTTGACCGAAAAATGGGGAGTGGCGCCGCCGTCTTTGGAGGGCGCAGACGCGGCCGGAGGGAGAGCGGCGCGCATGGCCTAGGCTCCGACCTGGCGCGCCGCGCGTACGCGAGCCCAGTACTCCTGAGCTACCTTCGTCATCCATGCGGACCGACGCTCACGCTCAGCCTGGGTGAGCACCATCGGCCGCGCCACCCGCCCTGCTGGACGCCCGCGAGGAGGCGCCGTTCCGCCCAGACGGGTCGCGATCTCTTGCGCTCGCTGCAGAATGTGCGGCTGCGTCTTCCAGCGGCAGATCGTAAAAATCGTGACGGAGTAGCGGGCGCTGACAGTGCTGAGTGAATACCCGCACAGATTCAGAGCGACCGCTTCAATCTTCGTCGCATCGGACGCGCCTCGCCGCCGGCCGCGGGGTCCCGTCGGCGGTTTGCCGAGGAGCTTAACGCCGTTGCGACGAGCCGCGCCGATCACCGCGTTTCGGGTCACCCCAAAGTGCTGTGCGATCACGCGCGCTGACCGACCTTCGCCTGACAGCTTTCGCAGCAAGTCCACGCGGTGCGGATACCAGTGGAAATCGGCCATGTTTGGCCCCCTATGATGCTCCGGTCATCGCCCCGGGGCTTGGCGTCTAGTGCTTGTCGAGGTCAGTGAGCCGGGCCATCGCCCACTCGCGCATGCCCTGGCCAACAGGACCCAAGGCGCTAAGCCCCCGGCCGATCAAAGCCACGACGCTCAGCCCGAAGACCGCGCATAGCCTCCTCTGCTCGGCGAAGACTTGCTTCCCGGGCCTCCCATTGCTCCCGCTCATATCGAGCCCTCTCGGCTTCTTGCGTGATGAAGGATTCCAGCGGTTGGCCCAGCAGGATCGCGTCCACCGCCAAGGCCACAGACCAGCCGCCGCGCTTGTGCAGCTTGATCTTGTCGATGGTCGGTTGACTGGCCTGGCCGTAGCAGAGGCCCTTAGCCTCCCCCTCCGTCAGGTCCCACTCGGCTTGAACCGCCGCGACGCGGTTTACTTTCCAGCGCCGCGCCACGTAGGACGCCCAGGCCGCCTTGGATGATGTCGCGACAGATCCGGATGATCTTGCGACGGATTTGGATGAGATTTGCACCGCTACACTCGCCATGTTGCACCTCGTGGATGCGGCGTTGGGTCGCGGTGAAAGGGGTTGTCGGAATGCTTGATCAGGTCGCTGCGGACCCGGAGTTTCTCCAGGCGTTTGAGTACCTGATGACGGGGTGGAAGAAAGAGATCGAAGCCGCTGACGACCCTGGCAACGCTCGCCAGTTGTTGGTCGTGGCGAAGTGCCAGCACGCCCTTGGAATGGGCGCGCTGCTTAACGGGCTGGACGAGCCCGTCGAATGACGATGACGAATGCGAGATCAGGCGGGAGGCGTTGGCGCGCTTCCCGTCCTTCGCCATGCGCGAAGGGTTGGGGCCAGCAAGACGGTTCCGCCGCTTACTGGCCCCGGCACGCTTGGACCCGGCCAGGGAGTGCGCCAGGTTTGTCGCGCGTGCGTTCGAATATGGGTGGGCCGCAGGCTCAACGGTGGGCGACAGCCTGCGGCCCGTGGTGCGCGCCGGCCATTCACTCCGGCGACGCACCGCCACGTTCAGGCCGGAGGGGCGGGCCTGAGACGTGGACGACTGAATTTGGTTTGAGCCCCCGATTTGCATCAGGCAGCCCGGAGAACTTGAATGGCTGAGCCCGAAGAGCCCAACGGCAAGGTGAAAACCAGCGTCGAGCTGGAGTTGCTCGTCGCCGTCATCATGGCCCTGGCCAGGGTGTCGAAGCCCAAGCGGCGCATCGCCTTCCTGCGGGCGATAGACGGGGTGTTCAGGGGGTATGAGGCCGGAGCATCGGTGCGCCGGATGCGACGCCCCAGGGACGACGCCGCCCTGCTATCCTGCCGACGCGCCGCGCACCGATATTTCCAACAGCACCTGCCGTTGTTCCTCGGTGGGGCCAAAGCCTCGCTGGTTGAGCCCGAATGAGACCCAAAACGCGGGTTTTCTCCAGCGTCCAGAAGTTGACGCAGCGAAACGTGCGACGGGTTGCCGCACAACCTGCGATGCGACCGATTTGGGCGCCTCGTCGCCGCAATGTTCCCGCTATGGTCCAATTGGGGACGACAGTGCGGGGTTGTGGCGATGCAGCGATACGAGGCGCGCGCCGTGTTTTCGATGTTCGACATCGGAGTGACGGCGCTTATAGGCCGGGGCGGCAAGGCGTGCCGAAAGGGCATGCGGGCCATGGACGAGAAATATGCCCGGGTCGGCGAGGCGGAGGCGACCAGGCCGGTCGCAACCCCCATCACGATCGGCGCGGAAGACGCGCGGCTGATGCTGCGGGCGCGGTGTGGCCTGTGCACCAGGCGCTGCAAGGAGCCGCTGGCGTAGGTCATAGCACTTCTGCCGCTTTCAGCGCCTCGACCGATAGGTTCGGGTACGCCTCAATAACCTCCGGCCACGCCGACCGCGGTATCCTCCGGCGGAAGATCCACATGCGGACGCGCGCTGGCTTGACGCGCATTTTCTCGGCGACGGCTGTAGCGCCGCCGCAAGAGTCGATGATCTGGGGATGAGACTGGGTCACGCCAAAACACTACAGTCTGTGACTTTTCCCCGCAAGCGGTTTGTCACAGGCGGTGATGTTCGTTTCGCTACAGTCCGTAGTATGAGCCAGCCGCCCTCCACAGCCGAGTTTCACGAGCGCCTAACTTGGGCACGACAGAAGGCGGGGCATAAGAAGCCTACGGACGGTGCGCGAGCCGTAGGGCGCAAGCCCGGCACTTATCGAACATGGGAACTCAGCAAGGCCGATGGCGGTCGCATACCTCCATTGCTAGAGGTCAAGCACATAGCCCGAAGGTTTGGGGTATCCTGGTCCTGGCTGATGACGGGCGAGGGGGTGCCCGAGGATGTCATCAGCGACGACCTGAGCGCGCTGGTGGCTCATCTGGCCGGCCAGCTCCGAGCCGTGCCGGAAGAGAAGCGCGAGGATGCGCTCGGAGCGGTTGAGGGAGTCCTCGCCGCGTTCAATCGCAAATCAAATTAGGGCGTCACTTAGACGGGTAGGCGTAAACATCCGTTTGCGGCGCGTAGGGATTGTTCACGCTGTCAGGTGAATACGGTGAGCCGTAACGCCCGTAGGGATTCGACGTGCTGTCGGGATCATACGGATTGGCCGACAACCGTCCCCGGTAGTTTCCATTCTGGTCGTAGAGCTTCGGCGCCTCCGTCGCGTACGGGTTCGTTGCGCTCTGGTTGCTATATGGTGAGCCATAGCGTGAGTAGGGGTTGTTCAGCCCATCAGGCTTATAGGGGCTGCCAGCGCCATAAGGGTTGTTGAGGCATCTTGCGTCATAGGGGCAGTTCGCCCGGGGCGCCTGCGCCAACGCGGCGGACGGCAACACGAGTGCAACGGCCGCAGCCAACAAAAAGCTACGCATGCGAGTGCTCCGGGCTTAGCTCTCCGTAAGCGTGACAGCAAAATCGTCACAGCGTGTAGCTTTTTCTATTGCACTAAACGTCACAGTCTGTAGTGTTTCCTCACACCCGATGAGGAGCGCACCCAGTGCAACCCGCGACCCAACCCTCCGCCCTAGAAGCCAAGCTGGCGACCGCTATCGCCGCAATGGCCGCGGTTACGGACGACGATCTCCGCGCCTCGGCCAAGGAAGCGCTGAGCCGCAAGTGCCCGCGCTTCGTGCCGTCGTCCGAGCCAGTCCTGCCGATGATGGGCGCCGAGTACTGGGCTCGCCGAGCGGTCGAGAACGTGCCGCACATGGTCAGCTTTAGCTCTGACGGGAAAATCGTCGAGTACGTGTTCGGGGCTTCGGTCTCGGCCGCTCAAGCTAAGGCTTCTGGCCAGCGGGTGGCGGCATGAGCGCTCTCACCGAACAACTGATCTCCGCCCGTGATGGGCTGCGACAGGATGCCACGGCTCGCAACTATGACGGCCGTAAGGTTTCTGTCCGCGCCGCTGTCGATGCCCTGGCGGACGCCGCAAACCGCATCTGCGATTTGGAGCGCGAACTTGGCTACGCCTACAGCGTCGTCAATCGTGGCTTCACTGGCGGGGTCTTCGATTTCTCGGTTCTGCGCGCGCGTGCCGCTGAAGCCGCCGCCCTCCAGTCGCAAGCCCCTCCCTCCCCCGTAGAACAGAAGGAGGGATAAGTCGTGGCTAATCAAGAAGATATGGCCTCCCGGAGCCAGCCGTGCGCGGACGCAAGCGCGCTCGCGCTGGCCGCTCTGACCGATGAAAACGCAGCCCTGACCAAGGCGTTGACCGGCCTGACGTGCGGCGGCTCCGAGTTCTTCACCCGTAAGGGCGACCGCTATGTGGCTGACATTGACGCCTGCGTGGCGTGGGTCCGCCGCTGCAAGGAAGATGCCCACCGCCGCACGGTGGAGGCCCTCACAAGGGCGAAGGCCGCCGAGGCGCGGTGCAAGGAACTGATCGCCGCCCTGACGCCGTCCTCCGACACGAAGGCCGCCTACATCGGCGAGGTCAAGTTCACGGTCAGCACCGGCTTCGACGAGGACGGCTGCGAAATCTGGCAGGACATCACCGTCCCGTGGACCACGACCAAGGAAATCATGGCGATGATCGTTGGTTACGCCGCGACCGCCCCCTCCCCCGCCCTTGAGGCTTCAACCCTCCAATCGAAGGCTTCGTCATGAGCGCTCTCGTCGAACAACTTGTCGCCGCTCGCGATGGCCTGAAGCGGGTCCGCGCAAACTCGGATTACCCCGAGACAGTGGAAGCCGGTGTTCGCGCCTTGGCCGACGCCGCGAACAAGATCGTGGAACTGGAGACGGCGATTGCTGCCGTCCGCGTCCTGATCGGTGCCAGCAACGACACCCTCACGGAAGCCCAGCGCCAAGGCAACATCAACGCTGCTTGGCACAAGCTGGACGCGGTTCACGCCAGCGACTGCGCGACGCACAACGAACCAGCCTATCCGAACGGCCCTTGCGACTGCCATCTTGCCGCAAAGCCTTTGACGCCCGAGCAAATCAAGCGGGCGCGCGAACTTCTGGAAGACCCCGACAGCGAAGACAACGAGCGTTTCGCGTCGTGGTTTGGCGGCACCCTTCTCGACATCCATGACGCCTACCTGCGCCTCGCAACCCTCCAATCGAAGGGAGGCTAGGTTATGGCTGATCAAGACGATAGCTGCTCGCCGCTCATTGACGTAGTCCATGAGAACCGAGCCGCCGCCCGCAACATCGCCGACCAGCTTGATCGCCTCGCTGTCGCGTTCGACCTAGTTGGTAACTCGTCGGTCGCCGATCGGCTTGCCGTCATCGCCGCCGACATTGAGCGCCAGGCTGACCGCTTGTCGCGCGCCTACGGACGGGATCTGACCGAACGCCTGCACGACTCCAAGCAAGCGACCATGAACATGGTGAGCGGCGTCCTGGCCGGCATCACCATTGGCAGTGGCAAGGCGCCCGAAGCCGCCATCCCCGCCGCTCTCTCCCCCCTTGAGCCTTCGGTCTCTACCCCCTCTCAGATGGGGGGGAATTAGAGTGGGAAGCGCCCTTCACCTCGGCGACTGCTTCGACGTCATGCCGACGCTGCCGGCGCAGTCGGTCGATATGGTCCTGGCCGACCTTCCGTATGGCTCGACCCGCTGCGCCTGGGATACGGCGCTGCCATTCGAGCCCTTGTGGGCTGCGTACCGTCGCATCTGCCGTGGCCCGGTCGTCCTGTTCGCGCAGACACCGTTCGACAAGGTGCTTGGGGCGAGCAACCTCAAGGGTCTGCGTTACGAGTGGATCTGGGAGAAGTCGCATCCGACCGGCCACCTGAACGCCAAGAAGATGCCGATGAAGGCGCACGAGAACATCCTCGTGTTCTACGACCAACAACCCACCTACAACCCGATCAAGACGCAGGGCCACGCCCGAAAGGTGGCGACGAAGCGCGCCGACCTGACGCCAGTCTATGGCGCCCAGAAGTTCGCGCCGCTGCCCTACGACAGCACCGAGCGCTATCCGCGCAGCGTCCTGCAGTTCCCGAGCGACAAACAGCGCTCGAAGCTGCACCGGACCCAGAAGCCCGTCGCGCTCTGCGAATACCTGATCCGCACCTACACCGACCCCGGCGCCACCGTGCTGGACAACTGCATGGGCAGCGGGACGACAGGCGTGGCCTGCCAGAACACCGGCCGCAACTTCATCGGCATCGAGAACGATCCGGCGATCTTCGCCATCGCTGAACGACGCCTGCAGGAAAGGCTCGCAGCATGAACCCCCGCGCTCCTTTCATCCATGGCGCGATCCTGAAGCGCCAAGCCGACGCCTCGACTGTGACCACGGGGACGCGGGCCGGGGTCGAGTTCGGCGAGAGCCGCGAGGCCGTAATCGGCGTGATGGCGGGCGTCTATCTCGATCAAGGCTGGACCATCGAAAGCCTCGTCGCTCAGCCGATGTCGCCCGACATGGTCGAGAAGATCGCCGCTTATCACGCCGCCCCTCCCCCTCAACAGATGTCTACCAAGGGGAGGGAGTCTTGACCCGCCGCGTCAACTTCTCCGCGCTAGTCGCCCAGCGTGACGCCCTGTCGTGGAAGGCCGCCGACTGGCGCCACCTCGCCAACCGCTGCGCCGACCAACCCGAACTCGTGCGCCGCGCCCTCGCCCACGCGGACGAGGTCCAGGCCCGCGCCAACGCCCTGTCGTCGGCTCTTCGCGCCATCGCCCTGAACGGGGCTACCGGCAGTCTGTCGGATAGGAGGGCGGCAGCTTGAGTACGACCGTTCGGATATCCGGCTGCGTCCAGTGCAAGTGCGATTGGGAGATCCCTCAAGCACTCTATCTCGCCGCCAAAGCCAGCGAGAAGATCACGTTCTATTGCCCTTACGGTCACCCTCAGGTGTTCTCGAAAGCCCCGTCAGAAGCGGAGCTTCTACGCCGCGAGCGTGACCGCCTGAAGCAGAACGCGGCCTATCTAGAAGACCGCCTGCGCGCCGAGACCGAGCAGCGGCGGCTGGCTCAAAATCAGGCGCGTGGCTTCAAGGGCGTTGCCACCCGGATGAAGAACCGTGTCGGTAAGGGCGTCTGCCCCTGCTGCAGCCGAACCTTCGCCAATCTTCAGCGCCACATGGCAAGCCAGCACAGCGGCTTCGTGGCGGAGGAAGTCACGATCTCTGACCAGGAGATCGTCCATTGACCGTCTTCACCGCCATGCACGGCGCCGTGTTCTTCGAAGGCCGTCCGGTCTCCGAGTATCGAGCCATCGCCGTTCGCCAACACCTCGTTGCTGTCGCCCTGGATCGTGCCGCGCCCGAACCGCGCGCCGAAGCCTTCTGGAGATTGGCCGGCGAACTCCGCGCCGCCCTGACCGCCTCGCGCGACCAGCGGCGGATCATCAACACCGTCTGTTCCCCGATTGCAGCCGAGCGCCCCACGGCCCTCGTCGATCATCGCCACAGTGTCGCTGCATGCGCTGATGGCCGGGAGTCTCGCTGACATGCGTACGACCCGCACCGACTACGAGGCCCGAACCCGCTACGGCGCCCTCATCCGCACATTCGCCACCGTCGAGCAAGCCGAGGCTTGGGAGCGGACCAGCCCCGTCCACGGCGCCCGCGTTGAGTCCGTCACCACCACGGTCGTTCGCCTGCCGATCCGCCCGGCCCTGCGGCTGGTCACGCCGTCCGCGGCCTCGTGGAGGAAGTGATCGCCATGGCTCGGCTGTGCATCGCATTGGCCCAGACCCTCGCGGATCTCACCGCATGGGGTCGGGCTCACGCGGCGATCCTGGCGAGCCTTCCTGAGTACGTCCTAACCGCAATTCGAGCCGCCTATGCCGATCGGCTGGCGGTGCTGAAGGAGCGCCAATAGATGGCCGCCGCTAAGAAAGCCTACCTGCCGGACCCGACGCGCGAAGCCAACGCCGTCCGGATCATGCGCGAGAACATCGCCATCCTGGACGGCGACGACGAACTGCTGCTCGACATGATCGAGGGCGAGACAGGCTTCATGGAATGCCTGGACGCCCTGCTGATCGAGGAGGCCAACACCTCCGGCCTGATCGACGGCATCAAGTCGGCGATCGAGGCACTGGGCGGCCGCAAGGCCCGGTTCGAGAAACGCAAGGCGACCCTGCGCGCTCTGATCGAACAAGCCCTGATGATCGCCGAAATCGACGTCGCCATCGAACGGCCAGCCGCGACGATCAGCCTGGCCAAGCGCCCGCCGGTCATCGTCATCGAGACCGAGGCGGACATTCCGGCCGAGTACTGGAAGTCGGCCGAGCCGACGCTGGACCGCAAGGCGCTGGGCGAGGCCCTGAAGGCTCGCGCCAAGGCGCTGGAAACGCTGCCGGAGGACGCGGACGCCCGCGCCGCCGCCATCGCCACCCTTCCCCCTGAAATCCCCGGCGTGACGCTGTCGAACGCGGCGCCGACCCTCACCCTTCGGAGCAAGTGATCATGAGCGCCAACGTTGTCGCCCTCTCGACCTCGAACGCCGGCTATTCGGCCGCTCAGGTCTCGCTGATCAAGAATACCGTGGCCCGCGACACGAACGCGGATGAGTTCAACCTCTTCGTCAGCGTCGCACACAACACCGGCCTGGACCCGCTGCGCGGCCAGATCATGGCCATCGTCTACAACAAGACGAACCCCGAAAAGCGCCGCATGGTGATCGTCACCGGCATCGATGGCCTTCGCGCCACCGCCGCGCGCTCGAACCGCTATCGGCCGGACGAGAACGAGCCGGAGTTCACCTACGATCCCGACCTGAAGGGCGCCGACAACCCCCTCGGGCTCGTCAAGGTCGTCGTGCGAATCCACATCGCGGACGTGAACCGTGGCGACTGGCGGCCCGTCGCCGGAGTCGCCTACTGGGACGAGTTCGCGCCCATGAAGGAAGAGGTCGAAGGCGGCTTTGACTGGGTCGATCTTCCCGGCCAGACGTGGCCGAACGGCGACCAGAAGCGGAAGAAGGTTCCTCGCGTCGAGGGCGCCAAGACAATCCGCCAACTCGATACGTCGGGCCAGTGGGGCAAGATGGGTCGGCTGATGCTGGCCAAGTGCGCAGAGAGCCAAGCGCTGCGCAAGGCTTTCCCGGAAGACCTGTCCAGCCTTTACGAGCATTCGGAGATGGATCAGGCCCGAATGGGCGACCTTCTCCCCTCGGATCTGATCGAAGCCGCCGGCGTCGAAGACCGCATGCTGCGCATCGGCGGGCCGGGCGGCATCCTGTTCCAGTTCCTGCCGAACCAACCGCTCGAAAGCGTCGGCCTGGGCCAGATCGCCGACCGCATCATCTCCGCATCGAAGGACATGGTCAGCACCGCGCAACTGGCGTGGTTCGAGAGCGTCAACGCCCAGTCGATGCGTGAGTTCTGGGCCAGGGCCAAGACCGACGCTCTGGCGGTCAAGCGCGAGCTGGAGGCGAAGAAGGCCGAACTGCTGGCCATCGAAGCCGAGACGGCGGACGCCTGATGGCCAGCGCCGCGCCTATTCCAATGCAGTGGCACGGTGATGCCATGATCCCGCTCGCGGGATTCCAGCGGCGCGCCGACCAGACTTTCACCATCGGCCAGGTCTACCGCCTGGTTGAGGTGGAGGAGCGCTCCGAGGCCAGCCACAAGCAGGAGTTCGCTTGGCTGCGTGAGGCCTGGATGAGCCTGCCCGAGGCGCTGGCGGATCAGTTCGCCACGCCTGAGCACCTTCGCAAGCGGGCTCTGATCGAGACCGGCCACCACCACGAGACGGTAGTCGACTGCGGATCGCAGGCCGCCGCCCTTCGCGTCGCCAGTTTCGCCCGCGGCGAGGACGACTTCGCCCACGTTGTCACGCGCGGCGCCCTGGTCGTGGTCCGCAAGGCCAAGAGCCAATCCCGCAGAGCGATGGACCGCGCGGAGTTTCAGGCCTCGAAAACCGACATCCTCGAATGGGTCGCCAAACTGCTGGACGTCACCCCTTCCACCCTAGAGCGCCAGAAGGAATCGGCATGACCCGCCCCGCCCGCCAATCCCCTGCCCAGATGCAAGCCGCCTGCGACCGGTTCAACGCCCGCCACAAGCCCGGCGACACGATCACGGTCTACACCGGCCTGATCGGTGAAAACCCGAAGTCGGCCCAGGTCCGCTGGCCCGCTGAGATCATGGGCGGCCACACGGCGGTCGTCTACGTCACCGGCGCGGCGCACGGCGCCATCGCTCTGACGCATACGGCGGCGGAGGTGGTTCGTGGGTGAGACCCCTTCCCGGTTCCCCCTGGCTTGGCCAGCGTATAAGCCGCGCACCTCGTGGGATCGCCGCCGGCGCGGCAAGTTCTCCGCTAGCGGCCGGACGATCACCATGAAGGAGTCGATCACCCGCGCCATGGCCGAGGTGGCCCGCTTGGGCGGCACCTACGGGCTGATTTCGTCCAACGTGGCCCTGCGCCTCGACGGCCTGCCCAAGAGCGGCCAGGGCGAGCCAGCGGACCCCGGCGTCTGCCTCTACTTCCAGATCGACGGCAAGCCCTACGCCATGGCCTGCGACGTCTACGACAAGGTCGCCCAGAACCTCGCAGCCATCGCGGCACACATCGAGGCGACGCGGGCGATCACCCGTCATGGTGTCGCCACAGCAGCCGAGACCCTGCAGGCCTTCGCCGCCTTGGCCGCTCCCGCCCCGCGCTCATGGCGTGACGTCTTGGAGCTGAGCCGAGACGCCGGGATCGGCGACGCGCGTGCCGCCTTCCGCCGCCTCGCCCAAATGCGCCATCCCGACAAGGGCGGCACCGAGGGGGCGATGGCTGAGCTCAACGCGGCCCGTGACGCGGCCGAGCGGGAGTTGGGCGCATGAGCCCCGCTGATCTCGTCGAGAAGCGCCGCCCCCTCACCCGCCGCGAGATCATCGAACTGGCCGTGCGCCAGGTCGGCGTCTGTGGATGCGGCTGTGGCGTGAAGCTCAACGCTCTGACGGAGGGTGTGATCGACGAGCACATCATCCCCCTGGAACTGACCGGCTCCAACGACCTGTCCAACCGAGAACTGTGGCGCGCGCCCTGCTCGGCTGAGAAGACGAAGAAGGACCGCACGAACATCGCCAAGGCGCAACGCTTGGCTGGCGAGACCTGCGCGGGGCCGACCAAGAACCCGATCAAGTCGAGAGGGTTCGGACACCTGACGCGCAAGTTCGACGGCTCCATCGGCCTGTCGAAGGCTGAGCAACGCAGACTATCGGCTGGCGCGGAACGCGTCCACACTGGGCAACTCCGGGATGAATACTCATCTTCTCCCCGCTCTACTAAGGCTGGTGCCTGATGGACAGGGGGAGAGGAAAGGCCGGACGCCGCGGCGTCTACTACAACGAATTCAACAAGCAGAAAGCGGCCTGGCTGCGCCATCTCATAGAGGAGGGCGTGATCGCCCATGGCTTCGTCGACGAACGCCCGATCCAAGCCGTCCAGCCCGAAGACCTCGACGGCTTCGTCCAGTGCCACTTCTTCGCCGGCATTGGCCTCTGGAGCCTCTGCCTGCGCAACGCTGGATGGCCCGACGATCGACCTGTTTGGACCGGTTCCTGTCCTTGTGGGCCTTTCAGTAAGGCCGGAAATCGTCTCGGCTTCGACGACCCGCGCCACCTTTGGCCGCAGTGGTTTCGGCTCATCCTCGAGCGCCGGCCTGTCGTGCTGTTTGGCGAGCAGTCTGATGAAGCGCTCTCGTGGCTCGACCTTGTTCAAGCTGACCTGGAGAGCCGCGGCTACGCCGTCGGGCCGGCTGTTATACCTGCTGCGGGCTACGGCGGCGCGCATGGACGCCATCGGATTGGCTTCGTGGCCGACGCCGACAACACCGAGTGGTGGACAGAACGTGCCCCCTGGAACGACGGCCGGTGGCCGGCGGCCGGACGGATCCAAAGCCACAATCACGCTGAAGATGATCTCATCGCTCGCCGCCTGGCCGACGCCAACAGCGCAGGACGCATCCGGCTCGAGGAACGCGACAAGTTCCAGGCAGCAAGACTCTCAGCACCACGCGGGGGTGACAATGATGGACGCGGCGCTGTTCGCGGATTGGCGGCGGCCGACTTCCTCTTTTGTCGTGACGATCGCTGGCGCCCAGTTGAACCCGGAACATTCCCGCTGGTTGATGCGGATTCCGGCGGTGTGGAGCTCCTGCGCGGTTACGGCGATGCCATCGACGTCGAGGCGTTCACGAACCTGATCGGCGCCTATCTCGACTGCGCGCCGTCACGAGCCGCGGCATGACCCCCTCCCCTCCAGATCGCACCGCGCCAGGTGATGAGCTCGCTCACGAAGGTGGGCTCCGGGATGAACCCAAGGACAACGACATGACAAATCCTACTCCTACTACAGGGATAGACCGGGATGGGCTGGAGAGCGCTCGCGCCAGCTTGGCCGATCATCTCGACGATTTCGACCGCGAGAACAACGACGACATTGACGCCGAAGATTTCAACATCGGCCAGGACGAGTACATCGAGGTCTGGGCGGCTCGGACCCTAGCCAAGGAACAGGCGGAAACCATCGCCAGCCTGACCGCGACGCTGGAATACGCCGAGGACCGGCTGCACGAGATCAACGTCAGCAACTACGACCATGACGACGTTTGCCGCCTGAACGAGCGGTCGGTCGAGGTCATCCTTGCCATCCGCCACACGTTGAAAGACGTCTCCCGATGCTGCTCTGGGGGAGATGCTGTTAACATCCTCCACCGGCCGAGGCCGAAGGATTGCCAAGAAGGGAGAGCCCCTCTTGAGTAGTTCGCACTTCATCGGAAGGGAAACCCCTTTCCTCCATGCGCATCCACGCAGTGTTCCTGCGCAGTATCTCTATAGCGGCATTTGTGTCGGCGTGGATTTCGAAGCCGCAATGGTGGCAAACGAAGCGAGCTTGGCTTTCGCGGCTCCGTTTGTCTATGCAGCCACAGGCCGAACATGTCTGACTGGTGTGTTGAGCCGGGACCTTGCAAAGAAAGCCGCCTCGCTCTTCGAGCTTGTAGGAGAGCAGCGTCTCGAATTGAGACCAACCCTGGTTAAGGATGGCGCGATTCAGGCCGCGCTTCTGGGAGACGCCCTTGCCGGGCTCGTCGAGCGTGCCGGCGGCGCTGGCGGTCATGTTGGCGATTTTCAGATCTTCGAGGACGACGGTTCCGAAGCGTTTGGCGAGGCCTGTCGTCACTCGGTGGCACCAGTCCTTACGGATACGCGCGCGCTTCGCGGACAGTTTGGCGCAGCGCCGCAATTGCTTCAGCCTTCGCTTAGAGCCTCGCTTGCGCCTGGCAAGGACGCGCTGTGCGGCACGTTGGCGACGCTCGACGACCAAAAGACAGGCTGGAATAGAAAACATCTCACCGGTGCTCAAGGCCAGCGTGTTCGTGACCCCGCGATCAATGCCAACGCTTGTGCCGACATGATCAACTGCGGGCGCTTCGAAGGCGCAGGCGAAGCTGACGTGCCAGCCAAGCGCGTCGTGCGACACCGTGGCGTTGCGGATCTGACCCCGGATCGGACGAGTGTCTCTGAACTTCACCCAGCCGATCTTGGGCAGGCGGACAGACGACCATTTGTCGTTAAGGCGCCTGACCTGGACCTCGCGGCCGAGAAATCGGAAGGCGTCGTTCACGCCCTTTCGGCGAGGCGTCGGATAGTGCGCCCTGCCGGCGAAGAAGTTGGTGAAGGCCCTATCGAGATCCATGAGGGCTTGCTGCGGACAGGTCTGAGCGACGGCTGCGATCCAGTCGAACTCGGCGCGCAACAGAGTAAGTTCTTTGCTCTGAGCGAAGTAGTTGAGATTTCCGCCGGTCTGGCGCCGAAACTGTCTCCACCAGTTCTCACGTTGATCGAGCGCCAAGTTATAGACCAGCCGACAAACGCCGGAGAAAGCCCGGAAGGCACTCTCCTGCTCTGGAGTCGGATGGAGCTTGAAGCGGAAACCGCGCACCTGCATTCCGCTAATCTACCCGAAGCCGCTGGAGAAGTCTCGCCTTTCGCCACCCTCAAGGACACCTGACCATGACCCAGACCAACCCGATCAAGACCCTGTTCAATGCCATGTATGCGCTGGGTAGCGGCATCACCGAAGGCGAATACCGGCCCTCCGGCACGCCTGGTTGGTGGATGAAAACCACCAGCCGATTCTACGACAGCTTCAAGATGGGGACCTCGGTTTTCGAGACCCGCGAGGAGGCTGTCCAGGCCGCCAACGCTATGCGCGCCAAGAAGATCGCCAGCCTCAAGAAACAAATTGCCAAGCTCGAAAAGCTGGAGTTCTGACCATGACCAACCAACACAGCACCACCGGAGAGCGGGCTCCCGTCGAGCACGAGTTGAAGACGTGGCCGCAATATTTCCGGGCCGTGAAGTCGGGCCGCAAGCGGTTCGAGGTTCGCAAGAGCGACCGGGATTTCCGGGCCGGCGATACGCTGCGCCTCCGCGAGTGGTGCAATGTCGACGAGGAGTACACTGGCGACGAACTGCGCGTCGGCGTGTCTTTCATCCTGAACGACGGACCGTTCGCCATCCCCGGCGTTGTCGTCATGAGCCTGGACGACCCCCGCCCCTCACGCATGGCCGCCCCGTCTGATCAATCTCCCGACGCCGGGAAGATGATGGCCGCAGCCGACCATGTTTCGGGCGCGGCGCAAATGGTCTCGGCCGCCTCGTCTGAGGGGGAGGCCCTGGCCACAAAATGGGAAGCGGAGTGCGACCGGACACCGTATGAGCCGGGCAAGGAATGCACTGGCCGTCGCGTCGCCCTGACGCAATGCGCTCGCGAACTCCGCGCCATGCTCGGCGCCCGCCGTGATACCGGGAGCGCGTCAATCACTCTCGCCGATGAGCTCGAAGGAGTCATTTCCGACCTCGAAAGCAGCGGATGGGCGCGGGCCGGTCAGTGCATCAACACACTGAAATCGGTCACCAGGTCTATCGCCGCTACCCCTCCAGTAGCCGTCCCTGTCTCAGAGGAGCTTGCCGCGCGTCTGAGGTCTTGCGAAGCGGCGTTTCGGAGGGAGTACCCGCAATACGGCGGCGGCCTTTATGGCGAAGCTGCTGACGCCCTAGAGGCTCTGTCTGTACCGGATAAGGGGGTGCAGGGAGATCAGGGGGCGAGGGCCCGCGAGTTCATCGAGAACTGGTTCTCGCCGTGGGGATCGTGGAAGACGGCCTGGTGGGAAATGGTCGTCAGCGACGACGTGGAGATGTCTGACGCCAACGCACTCCGGGCGCTTCAGAAGATCCTCGCCCAGGCGTCGGAAGGCGGCGCGTCATGACGAAGCTGACCGACAAACAACGCGAATGCCTGAAGGTGGCCTGTTACTCATCCGTCTACAAACCGGAGCCGGGGCCATATCGGAAGCGCGGCGAATTAGATCGACGCGGGTGTTTCCCCGGCCCGACAATCCGGTCTCTGGCCGCGAATGACCTGATCAGCGAAATCTTTCCTGGGTCCTATCGCATCACCTCCGCCGGCCGTTCTGCCCTATCTGAACAAGGGACCGAAACATGAGCGCCAGCCTTCGAGTTCTGGCGGCGGCGCACCTGTACCGCCTCACCGGATCAGACGATCCGCGCGCCCTGCCGGTCATCGTGTCAGCTCCGCCGCCAGCACGCCACCACAACCTGTTCGCCCTGGCCGGCAGCCCCGATGAAAGCGGCTTCCTGTTGTCAGACGGGACATTCGCTGATCGCAAGCGCGCCGGTGAAATCGCCATCGCTGCCGGTCAAACACCGGGCCTGAACTGGGGCCACGACCTTTATTCGGAGGATCTTTGGTAATGAGCGCCAAAACCGAAGACGTGGAAGGGGCGATCCGGCGCATAGAGGCCAGAAGCCGTGCGGATAAGTTCCAATGGGCGCGAGCCGTTCGAACAGCCGACCTCCACACCCTCCTGGTCAGCCACGCCGCCCTGACCGCCGACCTCGACACCGCCGAGAACGCCCTTGTCAGCCAGACGGCTCTGGTCAGGGCTCAAGCCGAGCGGATCGCGAGCCTGGAGGCGGGGCTTGAAAAGGCGCGCGTTTCCATCGCCTGTTATTCACCAGATCCAACCGAGCCATTGCAGGAAATCGAAGCCCTCCTTTCAGGAAAGGACTCGGCATGAGCCCAGAGAACAGGGCGACGATCGAGCGCGAACTCGGCAGCATGGTCGGCACTGCAACCGTCTCGACCACAATCGAAAACTTTCCGAACGTGTTCAACCGCCTCATGAACGCCGTCAGGTCTGAAGAGCGCGCCCGCGCCGACACCATCACCCCCGCCATGATCCAGGCCGCCCAGGACCGCGTCCAGGGGCCGGACGAGGACATGTACTCTGCGATCTATCGGGCCATGCGTGCCGCCGCCTACATAGCCGACAACCAGAGCAAGGAGGGGGGAAGCCATGGGGGCTAGCATCCTCACGCTTCCGGCCAGGCTGACCACTTCGGAGGTCTGCGGCCTGGCCCGGTACGGCGCCACGACCCTATGGCGCGAGCGCAGGGCCGGCAACATGCCCGCTCCGATCGCCCGGGGCCGGGAAGACATCTATGACCGCGATGCGGTTCTCAAAGCTCTTGGGATGATCCAGGATGAAAACTCCGCTTCCGACGAATGGGACGTTGACCCCCTTGCCATCCGTGACGCTAGAGCTCGGAAAGTACGTGACGCTGCGCCCGCGCAGGGACGGCACGTATCGGGTGTTCTTCCAGGTTCCCGCAAAGCTGCGTCCCTCCGGGTGGTTGTCCCTGATCCCGCTCCCGCTGGACGGCGCGCGTAGGGGCGATCTGGGCGACTTGGATGAGGTGCGGCGGATCCAAGACGGCGCCGCGGTGCTCTATCGCCGCCTGAAGCAGGATCGGGTTGCGCCGGCCGCCGAGCGCCGGGACATGCCGACGCTCAACCGTCTCTGGCAGTCGTCCAGCCCGTTCAAGCAGAAGAAGCCTCGCACCCAGCAGGGTTACGCCTACCACGCCGGGCTGATCGAAGATTGGTCGGCATCGGTCAATCACCCGCTCGTCGCCACCATGGGGCGCGACAAGATCGAGAAATACCTGACGACCTTCGACAATCGTCCGACGACGCGACGGCATGTGAAGATCGTCCTGAAGATGCTGCTGGACCACGCGGAGGCGCTGGGCTGGATCGAGAAGAACCCGGCCGCCAAGATCAAGATGTCCGCGCCCAAGACCACGGTCGTGATCTGGGAGCCGGCCGACGTCGAGTTCTACGCGTTCGCCAGCGCTGTCGCCGGGCAACCAGGGCTCGCGGCCTTGATCCTCACCGAGTGGGAGATCGGCCAGCGCCTGACCGACGTCCGCCTGTTCCGCTACACCAGGGACTGGAAGGCCGGGACCAAGGCGGCAGAATACGACGCCAAGGCGGGGGTGTTTCGGTTCTGGCAGGCCAAGACGCAGCAGTACGTCACTATCCCCGTCAGCGAGCGCCTGAGGGCGATCCTGGCCACCTGCGAGACGGACGACAGCTTCTACCTGTTCCGCGACGCCGCGACAGGCAAGCCGTTCGCCGAGCAACGCCTGGCACACGTGTTCGAGGCCATCCGCGATCTGGCCATCTCGCTCGATGTCGGCCGTCATCTCGTCATCCGCGCCCTGCGTCATGGCTGCGTCGTGCAGCTCGCCCGCGCCGAATGCACCGTGCCGGAAATCGCCAGCATCACGGGCCACACCATTGGGTCGGTGGAGCAAATTCTGTCGACCTACCTCCCGAGGGACAACCAAGTCGCTTGGAACGCTCAGGCCAAGCGCGGACTGATTCTCGGTGCTCAAAACGGTGTGGCGCGGAACGGATCGGGCTCAAAGGTCTAA